GCTTCACATCGGTCACATTTTACTTTTAAAAGAAGCATCAGAATACGGCGATGTCGTCGTCGCATTAAATAGTGATGAGTGGATTATCAAAAAGAAGGGCTACATATTAGCCCCATTTGAAGTAAGACAAGAACTTGTAAAGTCAGTCCCTTACGTATCGGAAGTCGTAGGATTTGACGACTATGACGGCACAGCTTGCTCTGCTTTGGAAACAGTCAAGCCAGACTTCTTTGGAAACGGAGGAGGGCGGTCTTCGTTTAATACCCCCAAAAAAGAAGCAGAACTCTGCGAAAAACTAAACATTGTGCCTGTCTGGAATTTAGGCGAGAGTTTAAAAGATAACAAATATTTATTGCTTACCTTGGACAAGGTGTTGGCGAACACACTAGAAGAAGTCGACAAATTAAGTAAATTAATGGAAAGAATTAAACACCTAGAGGACTAGATAAGCCGCTATCAAAAGAAGAGAGTGGTGAAGGAACTGGTCAAACCCAAGAAGGCTAATTGGACCCCAAAGACTAAGCCGTTTGTGTATGGGCTTTGTATCATCGGGATCCAATAGCAACTTAGAAGAGTTGTCTGAAATAACTCTGCTGGTCAAATAATCAACGACATAGTGAAAAATAAAGTTAAGACCAGCAAATTTTAAAGCAGGCTCTATACCAACAACAAGAACTAACCCTATATAAAGAGTGCATGCATAAATCCATACGTGGGCTAGCATTGTTATTTGATTTTCGGATTTTTCTACGGACATAGAGTAGGGTTGGAATAAATAATCTCCCAAATAATGAAGCGCCAATATATAAATAAACAATCCGGCTGAAATCATAATAACCTAACTACATCATAAAAGTTCCTTTCTATTAATAAGTATTAAAACGTAACACTAATGTCTTTACTTTGACAAAAAAATATTATATATTATAAAAATGAATATGTCGGGGTGGTGGAACTGGTAGACACAGCAGACTTAAAATCTGCCGCACTAAAGCGTGTGTGGGGGTTCGAATCCCCCTCTCGATACTAAAAATTTAAGTCAATATCAAAATCGCTCATTTTGGAAGGCTCGGACAATCCCAATGCCTCCCAAACTGAGCTTTTTTCTTCTTTTGACTTTTCTTTAACTTTACTTAATCTTTTTTCTTCTCCCATACGAATACTGTTTATAACGAACTCACGTAAAAGATCTTTAGGAGGAGATACAGATACAACTGGGAAATAAACATTAACAGAGTGAATCATTCCTACAATCTCATCGTCCTTGTTGAAAATAGGAGACCCAGAACTACCACCCATCGCAGGTATAGAATAATAAGCCCTCAAATCTCTATCACCCATAAAGAAGCCTTCCAATAATGGGACAACATCTTTATAGAAGATACCAACTGGGGCAGCAACATTATAAACCCTTTCCCCCGGTTCTACCGAAGTCATAGGTCCAGCAAGTTTCGCTACCTTTGTTGTATAGAGATTGTGAGCGAATAAAATACAAGTATCAATGTTATTATCAACATTAATAATATCAGAGGTGTATTCTCCAAGCTTGAAATTAACTGATTTCATCTCGACATCTATTTTTGCAGCACCAAGTGAAACAGCCAATCCCATTTCTTGCTCAAAAGAACAAACGTGACCAGCAGTAAGGACATAAGATCCAGCGTTTGTTCTCATAACAACAGCACCAGAACCGCTAGATCGTGCCTCTTTTGATAGGCACTCAGCAGGATCTGCTGGATTACAAACTGTGATCACAACCTTTTGTTTTATTTTAACAAATGTATCACGAGCGTCTCTCGAAAAGTCTAGATTCGACGTAGCACAAGAAAGTGCTGAAAGACTAAATAGGAATAGTGTTAGTATTTGTATGACTCTTTTACGCATACTTTAAGTAGTTTTAAAAAAGTTTAAACTTTAATATTTTCTGGTAGTATTTATAACACGAGGTAATCCTGTGAAAAAAACATTCGTATTAGACACCTGCGTCTTCCTATCAGATCCTAACTGTTTAAAACACTTCGAGGAGAACGATATTGTTGTCCCTCTTAAAGTTTTAGATGAAATAGATAAAAACAAAGCCAGACAAGATGGAGCAGGATTTAATGCTCGCTATGTCATCCGGATCCTAGATGTTTATAGGACAAAAGGCAGCCTTTTCAAGGGAGTTTCTCTTGGAGAAGGCAAAGGCAAACTGTTCGTTCAGCACTACGAAACAGAAGGCTTACCACACGATTTTGACTTATCGGTCCCAGATAACCAAATCATAGCCACCGCTCTTACAGAAAAAGCAAAATACAAAAGAAAAAAAGTCGTTGTTGTTTCGCAAGACATCAACATGCGCGTCAAATGCGATTCTCTTGGATTATTGTGTGAAGATTATGTGGCTCACGATACAGTTGAAAACAAAGACGAGGTATTCACAGGTCTTACAAAATACCTTGTCGACGAGCAAGTCGTTGATTCATTCTACGCTGGCGAAGACATTTTTGCTGATAAAGAAGAAATAAAACTCCAACCAAATCAGTATGTAATGCTCGTGTCTAACTCAAACGACAAGAAAACTGCTTTGGCTAGGTTTTATAAATACAACGACCCTCTTGTAAAAATGTATAAGATGGATGATGTATGGGGTATTGACGCTAGAAACAAAGAGCAATCATTTGCCCTCGAACTCTTGATGGACCCGGATGTTGAAGTTGTATCCCTTATTGGTCAGGCTGGTTCTGGCAAAACTCTACTAGCAGTAGCAGCAGGATTAGAGCAGGTATTGGGCGATGATAATGAATATAAAAAACTTATTGTATCCAGACCAATCCAGCCACTTGGTAAAGATATCGGCTATTTGCCCGGAACACTTGAGGAAAAAATGGATCCTTGGCTGATGCCCATCAAAGATAATCTAGAGTTTCTACTAGGAAATGATAGAGATACAGTCAAAATGTACTTCGAGAAGGGTGTCATTGAGATAGAAGCCATCACATACATTCGAGGGCGTTCTATCACAAATGCCTTTATTATTATTGACGAAGCACAAAACCTCACAAGACACGAACTAAAAACCATCCTTACCCGTGTTGGCGAGGGAACAAAAATAATTCTTACTGGTGACATCGAGCAAATCGACAATATCTACATTGACGAGACTTCTAACGGATTAACCTATGCTGTTGAAAAGTTTAAGGAACATGATATTTCAGGTCACATTACCCTCCAAAAAGGTGAGCGGTCAAAGGTTGCTACCCTAGCAGCAAAGATTCTATAATTTTTTCTTGACAAAACTTAAATAATACTTTATATTATTGTATATTGGACTTGTAGCTCAGTTGGTTAGAGCACACCGCTCATAACGGTTAGGTCCTCGGTTCGAGTCCGAGCGGGTCCACCAAATAAACGGAGATAAAATGGATATTGAGTTTAGAGATATAGTAGAAGACGCCAACGAAGTTCTTGATGAAGTTGTTGAGCCCTCAAATGAACTTAAAACAATGTTGATTAATTATGTAGGAGAAAAGCAATCCCCTGATGAGAATAACGTCACGGTAGAAATGATCGTAGATCAACTTGCAAATGAATTCCCAGAGTTTGTTTTGGCAGTAGCAGAGGAAAACTTTGTTCGTGGATATCAACAAGCACTAAACGATGTTGAAGTTGGTAGAAAAGCTTGGGAAGAAGAGCAGCAAAATAATGAGCAAGAGTGACTACATTAGGGAGAGCCTAAATAAATCTAAGTCTTTGAATCATCATAGTCTTTTTGGTTCTCGGATCCCGATTTATGTCAAAGATGAGCTTGTATTTACAGATGACAAGAGCACCCTACAAGACGTAATAGAGATAGTACAAAATTCACTTCCTTCCTTCCTTGTCTCTAATATAGATGTAATCTATGTTGGGGACTTTTCTTTTTTTCAAGAAAGAAATACAAATGCTGCGTATGAAGAGGGCGCAATCTACATAATTAATGTCCAAGATAATGCCGAAGACATGGCTGATGACATTGTTCATGAGATTGCCCACTCTGTCGAAGAGAAATATTATGAGCAAATCTACGGAGATGGTAGGGTGCAGAATGAATTTCTAGGAAAAAGAGAAAAACTTTTTCAAATCCTCAAAGCGTATGAAGAACCAATGATGGATCTTGTTTATTTTCAAAACCCAGACTACAATGAGGACTTCGACGAGTATCTTTACACGCAGATAGGTTATCCAGCCCTCAATGCTTACGCTAATGGTCTGTTTTATTCACCCTACGCATCGACCTCTGTTAGGGAATACTTCGCCAGAGGTTTCGAGGCTTATTTCTTACACAAAGATTTAAAAACACTTGCTAATATTAGCCCCATACTGTATAATAGGATAGAAACTTTAGCAGACATGGAGTAGAAATGGGTCACATTAGCTTTTCTGAGGCAAAAAACTGGAACTTTTGCCCTTATTATCACAAATTAATGAACATAGACAAGGTAAAAGGCTTCCAAGGCAACGCTTTTACTGCTTTTGGTAACGCTATTCACGACACCTGTGAGAAGATGATGACCGAGGGTTTAGACGATAAAAAGTCGTTTTTTAGCCTAAAATTCAAAGAAACACTCGAAAAACTGCCTGAAAATGCCCAAAAAGACCCTAAATTAGTCAATTCTATGGAAAATCAAGGTCCTTTGATCCTCGACGAGGTGTTTCCTGCTATGGAGGAACACTTTGGAGAGTATGAAGTGCTTGAAGCCGAAGAAGATTTGATGGAAATGATCAAAGATTTTAATTGTGATGAAAAAAACAAGTTCAAAGGCTTTATTGACTTGGTTATTAAGACATCTGACGGCAAAGTACACATCATTGACTGGAAAACCTGCTCTTGGGGATGGGATGCTCGCAAAAAAGCAGACCCAATGATCACTTACCAGCTTACCTTCTACAAACACTTCTGGGCAAAGAAGCATAATGTTGACCCAAAGATGATAGAGACGCACTTTGCCCTCCTTAAGAGAACTGCGAAGAATAATAGAGTAGAAATCTTTCGTGTAACAAGCGGTCCTAGAAAAACTCAAAACGCACTTAAATTTCTAGAAAATGCAATTTATAATATTGAAAAGAAAAACTTCATTAAGAACAGACTTGCTTGCCGCAAGTGCGAATTTCACAAAACGGAACATTGCCCATGACTGATAAAAAAATAAAATTATTAACGATTAGTGATCACCCTCTTTCCACATCTGGCGTATCAAACCAGACAAGATATATGATTGAAGCTCTCTTAGAGACAGGAAGGTACCAAGTTATATCTCTCGGCGGAGCAATGAAACACGTCGACTACACCCCACAGAAAGTAGAAGGACATGGGGATGATTGGATCATTATCCCAATCGATGGATATGGGACCCCGGATCAAATAAGATCTCTATTGAGGACACACAAGCCAGACATTTTATGGTTCATGACAGATCCAAGATTCTATGAATGGCTTTGGGCTGTAGATAATGAAGTTAGATCTCACATTCCGATGGTCTATTACCATGTGTGGGATAATGATCCAGCCCCGGTCTTTAACAGGGGCTTTTATGAGTCAAACGATATGGTAGTTTCTATCTCCAAATTAACACATAGAATCGTTTCTGAAGTAACTTCGAATGTAGAAAACATCTATTTTCCTCACGCAGTCGACTCTCATTTCTTTAAGCCTCATTCACAAGAAGAAAATGACCAAATTCTAAAAGAGCACGACTTGGAAGATAAGTTTGTATTTTTTTGGAACAATAGAAATGCCAAGAGAAAACAAAGTGGTAGTTTAATATATTGGTTCAAGAAGTTCTGCGACAGAGTAGGGCATGACAAAGCAGTCTTGATTATGCATACGGACCCAAGTGATCCATATGGGCAGCCGCTGGAGCATTTATTATCTCATTTCGGTCTTCATCAGGGTCAAGTTAGGCTATCAAAAGAAAAAGTTGGATTAGACTATCTGGCTAAAATGTACAATATAGCAGACTGCACAATTAATATCTCAGATGCAGAAGGTTTTGGGCTAGCAACGCTTGAATCTTTATCATGTGGAACGCCCATTGTGGCTACTATGACTGGTGGATTGCAGGAGCAAGTTACGGATGGAGAACAGTCATTCGGAATCGGATTGGAGCCAGCATCCAGAGCCCTTATCGGGTCTCAACAAGTGCCCTACATATTTGAGGATCGTGTATCGGAAGATCAAGTTGTGTCTGCGATGGAAAAGATGTATAAAATGACAAAAGAAGAGAGAGAAGCTCTTGGTCAGGCTGGAAGGCAGCACGTAGTTGAAAACTATTCTTTTGAAAAATACCAATCTGGGTGGGTTGATATTCTAGATAAAGTTCATGAAAAGCACGGATCTTGGGAAAATAGAAAAAATTATTCTCCTTGGACTTTTAAAAAGGTAAATTAAATTATGAGAAAAAAGATAATTGTTAGGGGACCTATTCTTAGCAGGTCTGGCTATGGAGAACAGGCTAGGTTTGCTCTCCGTTCTTTAAGAAAGCATGAAGATAGATTTGATATATATGTAGCTAACACAAACTGGGGACAAACGGGATGGGTATTGCAAGACGATGAAGAGAGGCAATATATAGACTTTTTGGTTAAAAAAACTTATCACCATATCCAAGATAAACAAGGATTTGATTTATCCCTTCAAATTACAATTCCAAATGAGTGGGAAAAGATGGCACCTATTAATATTGGGTATACTGCCGGAATTGAAACAACAAAAATTGCCCCCGGATGGATTGAAAAAAGTAATTTAATGGATAAAATTATTGTTATTTCAAATCATTCTAAGGACACTTTAATAAACACAATATACAGAGCGCACGATAAGGACACAAATCGATATGTTGGAGATGTATCTGTAAAAACTCCCGTTGAAGTTGTCAATTATCCTGCAAAATTAAACAAAAAGAAGTCTGTAAAATTAGATTTTGAAACAGATTTTAACTTCCTAATGGTATCCCAGTGGGGTCCCAGAAAAAATACAGCAAACACTATAAAGTGGTTTGTTGAGCAATTCAAGGATAATCCCGATGTTGGGCTAGTTGTGAAGGGTTTTGTTAGAAATAACTCAACCATGGATAAAAACTATAGTGAAAATGCTTTAAAATCTTTAATAGACGATGGAGCAAAGTGTAAAATTTATCTTCTTCATGGAGACATGTCCGATGAGGAAATGATCGGCTTATATTCACATCCAAAAATAAAATCTTTAGTTTCTCTTTCACATGGAGAGGGATTTGGACTCCCCCTCTTTGAGGCAGCTTATACGGGACTTCCAATTGTAACGACAAACTGGAGCGGTCAGTGTGATTTTTTAAATATGCCGGAAAAACAAAGAAAAAAAGGCTCTAAAAAGAAGACACAAACTATTATGAAGCCCATGTTCGGAGAGGTAGATTACACTATTGCACCAGTTCAGAAAGAAGCAGTTTGGGATGGGGTACTTCAAGCCGACTCTTCATGGAGTTACCCAGAAGAAGGTAGTTATAAAAATGTTCTTGATGACGTCTTAAACAATTATGATAAATATAAAAATATGGCGAGCAAATTAAAGGCTTGGGTGAGAAAAGAATTTGAAAGCGATAAACAACATGACGCTTTTGCAAATGCTGTTCTTCCGAAAGCAGAGGATATTCCTCTCGAAAATATGTTGGTGAGTTTCGATTAATGAAAAGTATAATCCACATAGCAGATTTTTACTCGACAGAGATTAGGGGAGGCGGCGAACTCGTAGATGAGATTGTCGTCTCTTCTCTCGTTGAAATAGGTTATTCTGTAACTAGAATAAAATCCAAGCAAGTAACAGAAAAGCTAATCAAAGACAACGCAGACAAGCTTTTTATTGTCTCTAACTTTGTTATGCTGCCCGGTATGTGTATCAACTTGCTACAAACTTGTGATTATGTGATTTACGAGCACGACCACAAATACATTGTCGGTAGAGATCCTTCCCCATATAAGGATCATAAAGTTCCAGCCAACAGATTGCTAAATCTGGACTTCTATCAGAATGCCAAAGCAGTGTTTGCTCAATCTAAACTACACGCTGAAGTAATCAGTAAAAACATTAGGGGAGCTAACGTAATCAATCTTGGCTGTTCTTTGTGGTCAGAGTCCGAACTTGAAACTCTGCAAGATTATGTAGATACGAAGAAGAATGGTAAGATGGCTGTACTTAATAGCACTAATCAGATCAAAGGCACATATCAAGCAAAGGACTTCTGCCAGAAAAACAAAATCGATTACAACTTGATCGGCTCTCTCAGCTACGATGAATTCATTGGGCAATTAGCCCAACACGATGGTTTGGTTTTTTTCTCGCAAGTTATGGAAACTTTCTGCCGCTTGGCTGTCGAAGCCCGTATCCTAAACTGTAAACTTAAAACGAATAATAACCTCGGCTGTGTAAGCGAGGAATGGTTCCCCAAATATAAAGGGCAAGAGCTTTTAGACTTCGTAAAGTCCCAAAAAACTGTGGTTATTGACAAAATTGTAGAGTCTCTGGAAAGCGAGAAAAGAGCCGAGACCACAGAGGCACCTATTACAGTTATTTTAAATGCTTATCGACGCCCATACAATCTCAAAATGCAGATTGATGCGATCAGGAAGCAAACAACCAGACCAACACAGATTTGGCTGTGGGTAAACGACCACGAGGATAATCATGGATTTGACTTTAAGGAACTGGGCTTTGATAGAATTTGCCACAATGATTACAACTGGAAGTTCTATGGAAGGTTTGCCGCTGCTTTGTTGGCTGACACTGAATACGTAGCCATTTTTGACGACGATACAATCCCCGGTGAAAAGTGGTTTGAAAACTGCTTGGAAACAATGAAAACTAACGAAGGCATCATGGGAAGCGCTGGATACGTTCAGACCGGCGCTAGGGCTATGCAATATGAACCTGAAAGATCAGGCTGGCCTCGACAAAACGAAGAAACAATGAGGGTTGACTATGTAGGTCACGCTTGGTTCTTTAAGCGCGAGTGGCTATCACACTTATGGAGAGAAAAGCCTCCAACTTGGGATAATGGAGAGGATATACATTTCTCCTACACAGCCCAGAAGTACGGGGGAATACAAACTTATTGTCCTCCCCACCCACCAGAAGATAAAAGTTTACACGGGTCTTTACTTGGGTACGAACTTGGTGTAGACTCTAAAGCGACATCAAATAATCAAGCTGTTTCTCATCAACAGTTTTTTAGCGAGAGAGATAATTGCATAAACAACTCTCTTGTTGGCGGTTGGAAAACAGTACACAATATTAAACCAGAGGTACAAAAATGATTTGGAATGAAATACTTTGTTTAGGGGACTCTTTAACCTATGGAGCAAGAGATAGATACGGAAGGTCATATCCCGCAGAATTAGGAAAAATTCTTAGTGAAAAGACTGGTGAATTTTACATCTGCCATAACTACGGAATCAATGGGGAGACAAGTTCCGATTTATTGAGGCGATCATGGGGCATTATGAAATCAAACAGAAGCTGCAAGATTATGCTTCTTCTTATTGGTACAAATGATACAAAAAAGCCAATGCCAATTGAAGTTTACCGAGATAATCTTAGGCAAATCATCATGTCTGCTAAGGCTAATGGAATGACTCCAATCGTCGGGACACTGCCAGAACTAGAATTCTCTCCTTATTATCAATCAAACAGAGAACATACAGACATCTACTCAAAAGAGGTTATTAAGCTTTCAAAAGAATTGAAGTTTGAAGTTTGTGATATGTCTAAAATGGATGCGTACCTAATTGACGGCGTACATTTTGATAACGAAGGGTATCACGAAATGGCATCTAGATTCGCAGATAAAATCTTGAGTATGTAATGAAAATAGCACTAATAGGAAACACAAAGCAAACCAAAATAGGTCTTGAAAGGCTCGTCAAAGAGGGCTATGAAGTAACTCATGTCTTCGGATTGCCGGAAGACAAATCCGCCAATAAAGTAAATTTTGTTCCTTTGGGTGATTTTTGTTTAGAGCACAACATAGTGCTAGACACTAGCAACAATTGGGACAATTTGTTAGATATCGATTCAGACTTAGTAATATGTTTGGGTGACTCAAGGATTGTTCCTGAGCGTGTTTTAGAAGAACACAAGGTTATAGGCAATCATGGAGCAGTTTTGCCCTATGTTCAAGGTGGTGCTTCTTATGTCTGGGGCAGGATGCTCAACACTGGGACATGGGGAATTTCTATCATGGAATTAGACAAGGTAGTTGACGCTGGCAAGATCTTGGTAACAAAGGAGTTTCAATATCAGCCTGAATGCTCTATGGAAGAATTCTGCGATAATGCTGACAGTTTAACGATTGACGCTTTATTCGAATATCTCAATGATGATTATAAGCCTAGAGAAAATTCAAAATGGAATATAAAGATAGCAAGACATACAGATAGTAAATTTGTTGTTGATACTTTGAGGCAAACATTAGAAAACGGCAAAAATATTTATCTTCCCCCTCGTAGACCAATTGATTCGGATGTGAAATCTGAGTGGGAAGAAGAGTTTGTTGATGCTTTTAAAAAAGCAAATAATTCCCCATACCCAAGGTGGACGGAGTGAAATTTCTAATAGCATTCGGAACAAGACCAGAGTGGATTAAATTAAAACCTGTCATTGATATGTTTGACGATAAGGGTATTGCATATAAAACTCTTTTCTCGGGACAACACGTTGATCTACTCCCCAAACAAGTCATTGATTCTGTTGACATGAAGTTAAAAATCAATGATGGTCCCAACAGATTAGACTCTATCGTTGGCTCTGTTATGGTTGATTCAGGTATTTGGGACGACGATATAACTCACGTTATGATTCAAGGCGATACTACATCTGCTTTTGCTATTGCGCTAGCAGCATTTCATAGGAAATTAAAGGTCGTCCATTTAGAAGCGGGACTAAGAACATATAACATTTGGGATCCCTACCCAGAAGAGTTTAATCGTCAAGCAATTTCAAGACTTACCGATCTACATCTTTGCCCGACTGAACTTTCCAGTATATACCTGTCTAACGAAAAGGTTGCAGGTAGGATTGAAATGGTTGGCAACACTGTGCTGGATAATCTACGAGACGTTAAAACAGAATATACTAATAAAGTTGTTGTAACGATGCATCGTCGTGAAAATCATGAGATAATTGATCGTTGGTTTAAGGAAATTGATAAGATTGCAGAAGCAAATAAAGACTTGGAATTTATCATTCCCATGCACCCAAATCCAAACGTGCAAAAACACAAACATCTATTAAAAAACCTTAAAATTGTTGAGCCAATGGAGTATAATGAATTCATAAAGTTATTGGCTCAAACAAGGCTCGTTATTAGCGATTCTGGCGGCTTACAAGAAGAAACTTCTTTCCTAAAAAAGAAATGTATTGTCTGCCGAAAAACAACTGAAAGACTTGAGGGTGTCAATACTTTTGCTTTTATGTGTCTAGAGCCGGAAGGGTTAGAAAAAATCTTTAATCAAGTCAACGCAGATCACATACCTGTCGGAGACTGCCCTTACGGAGACGGATACGCTGCTGAAAAAGTGTATGAGGTCTTAAAGGATGAAGTTTGAAGAAGATTTTTTTAATCTACTCGGTAAATTAAAGCGCAACGAGCCATTTGCATACACTCGCTTTTCTGATGGCGAGATCTGCGTCATGCAAGACAAAGAATTAAAACTTGCAGATGATCATGTTGTAATGGGAGAAACTCATTATAACTTTGGATATTCATCCGACGACCATAAGCATTACGATCCAAAACAGCACGGCTTTTTAAAAGATGCTCTAATAGAAGCATATAAATACAAAAAAGAAAACTATTTTGTCGGTGGCATTTGTAAGGGATGTACTTGTGCATCAAAAGAGTTTGCCCCATGGATGCATGAACTATATGGTCAGGTCGACGACAACTTAACTTCAACAAATCTGCTTGTTAACTCAAACTATCCTCTGTTTGTTGGTCACTTTATCCCTGAGTTAAAAAAGAAAAAAGTTGTCTTTATCTGTAGTGAGAACTCTGACCTATCTAACAGTGGGCTTGACGTTATAAAAGATTTTCGTGTAGGAAAAAATTGTATTGTCAATGACCACCACTTGATTGGCGAGATTAAAAAGTGGGTAGATGAGAACAAGATAACAGATCATGTATTTTTGTTCTCTGCAAGCAGCTTAAGTGAGGTTCTTATTTATGAACTTTTCAAGCACAACGATAAAAATACGTATATTGATATCGGTACAACTTTGCATCCTTATATTGGACTAACAATCGAAAGAGATTATCTTAGGGCTTACCACAATAACTCATTCCACCCTGATCTTTTTAGCTCGTGTGTATAGATGGAATTAATAAAAAATAAAAAACAATATTGGGAATTTATTAGGAACCTTCGCAACCATGAAGAGGTAAAGACCGGCTTTATTCAGCAAGAAAATATAACTGCACTTCGACATTATATGCACATGATGCTTCGCGAACAGTGTTATTATATCTGTTTAGTCGAGGAAAAGCCAGCAGGTTATGTCGGTGTAATTGAAAAAGACATCAGGGTGGCTACACACCCAGATTTTCAAGGGCAAGGTGTTGGAAAGTTTATGATTAATGAACTCATGAAAATACACCCTAATGCTTTTGCAAAGGTAAAGTTAGAGAATGAAGCAAGTATGAGATTGTTTAAGGCTTGTGGATTTAAAGAAAAATATTATATTTTGGAGAAGGAATAATGCTGCATAATCCATATAAAGTAGTTCAAATGTTTGAAGAAGAGGTTGCACATTATACAGGTGCTCCATATGCTGTATCTGTAAATAGTTGCACAAATGCCTTGTTTTTAGCTTGTAAGTGGTATAATATAGTAGACAAAGAAGTGGTAATTCCAAATAGAACTTACCTTTCACCTCCTCAATCAATTATGCAAGCAGGTGGAAAATTAGTATTCGAGAACGTTAAGTGGCAGGGCATTTATCAATTAAAGCCTTTTCCAATTTATGATGCAGCAAAGAGGTTAACATCAAATATGTACATCCCCGGAACAATGATGTGTTTGTCATTTCATATTAAAAAACATCTTAAAATTGGAAAAGGTGGCATGATTTTGCTTGATGATATTGAGGCAGTAAAATGGTTAAAGGCACGACGTTATGAAGGTAGAACTGACGGTATGAGATATCACGAGGATATGATTGATGAAGAGGGCTGGAATATGTATATGACTCCAGAACAAGCAGCGAGAGGTCTAACTCTTATGCAAAATTATCCCGAGCATATGCCCGACATCCCAGAAGATCCTCCATATAAAGATTTAACAGAATTTGATTTATTTAAAGATGTAGAGGTAAGATAAGTGATCACATTTGTTGAGCTTGGTAAATATGGTCGCTTAGGAAATCAATTATTTCAGTATGCTATGCTGCGCTCTGTATCTATAGAGACAGGGTTCGAGATGAAAATACCAGACCCATCAGAAATATATTGGGCAGGCTTGAAAAGCCAACCTTGCCTTCTAACAAAATACAATATTCAATGCGATTATTTACAAGATGATGATTTGGAAAAAATAAAACACACGTTTCATGAGCCAAATCATACACTTTATTACCCACAAGTGTTCGACATACCGGATAATGTTAATTTTCACGGGTATTTTCAAAACAGCCAATATTTTATCAAACATCAAGCTGTAATCAGAAAAGATCTGGGATTGATTGGTGATTTAGAAGAATCTGCAAAAGAATATATTAATAATTTTAGAACTAGTAATGAGAAAATTGTTAGTGTCCACTTTAGAAGGGGAGATAACACAGACGGGTCTGGGGGGATAGTTAAGGATTATTATGGCAAAAGTGACACCTTAACAAAAGAAAGTATATTTGGTAGTTATTTCTTTAGAGCACTAGAGCATTTTGATAATCATAATGTTAAGTTTTTAGTTTTTTCGGGCGGATCTCAAAAAGGTATGAATCACAACCAGAGTGATATTGATTGGTGTAGAGAGAACATAAAAGATGATAGATTCGTTTATTGTGAGGGCAGATCCGACATAGAAGATTTTGCAGCAATGAAAAACTGTGATCACCATATTGCCTCTCACCAAACTTCATTTGGCTATTGGGCTGCTTTTTTGAACGATAAAGAAGATAAAATTGTAATTGCGCCAAAAAATTATACAATACCAGATGATGGAAGAGTAGAAAGAGGCTTCTATCCTAGCACTTGGAGAGTTATATAAGATGAGAAATGTTTATCTTTTTGAATTATCTGACATATTTGCAAATCAAGTATATTTGCCCTATAGCTCTGGAGTCGTATGGTCCTACTGTAAGGCAAAGCCAGAAATAAGTGACAATTACCAACTTAAAGAGTGGTTTTATTATAGAGAAGAGTTAGATGATATACTTTCTAAAATAGAGAATCCTGATGTTTTGGGTTTTTCCTGCTTTATGTGGAATTGGAACTTAAATTGCGACATAGCCAAGAGCGTAAAGGAGAAATACCCAGACTGCCTAATTGTTTTTGGAGGTCAGCATCAGCCAATGCAGGATAGGAGTGATAGTTTTTTTGAAGATCATCCATATGTTGATCTCTTAGTTCATCACGAGGGAGAGCAATCTTTCCACGAAATCCTTAAAGAAAACCTAAGCAAATTCCCAGACTACACGAGTATTCTTGGATGCACTGTTAATATTGGTGGCAAGGAAGTCACTGCCCCTCCAAGACCTAGGATGGATGATATTCAAAACGTTCCGAGTCCATTTTTGGATGGGTCTTTTGATAGGATATTATCCAGTAACGACAGGGGTTTGGCTTATAATGTTAGCGTAGAATCCAATAGAGGTTGCCCATTTAGTTGTGCATTTTGTGAGATTGGAGAGCAATACTACGCGAAAGTTAAAACAAGTTATGAAAAAACTAGAAAAGAAATTGAATGGATAGCAGAGAATAAAATTGAATATGTAACAGACGCTAGTTCAAATTTCGGACTGAAATATCAAGACGATTATGATTTGGCTATGTTTGTCAAAGGGGTGAAAGAGAAAACAGGTTATCCACACGCTTACAGGGTAACTTGGCTTAAGGGAAAGGCAGATAAGGTTCTTAACATAGCAAAGGTATTTGAAGAAGCAAAAGCTCAAAAAGGTATGACTATTGCTCTACAGTCTATGAACCCTGATGTATTGAAGGCGATTAAAAGAAAGAATATTGATGATGGTAAATTAAAAGACTTCATTGAATTATATGAGGGAGAGGGTATAGGCAGCTATGTTGAATTGATCTGGGGTCTCCCAGAGGAAACTGTTGAAACTTTTAAAGATGGCATAGCACAAATCATGGAGTATGGATATCACAATTATTTGGATATTCACCTGATGATGTTGCTGCCCAATGCTCCAATCGCTTCTCAACAATATGTTGAAAAGTATGGTATTACAACCTCAACCACTCAGCCAAGATTTTCTCATAGGCACATTACTGAAAAACTTAGTAACGACACAGTGGAATTTATTACAAAGACAGACAAACTCACTGAGGAAGACTGGATAGAAGGTCACCAGTTTAGATGGGCAATTATTTTTGGTCATTATCTTGGACCAATGCAGTTTATATCTAGGGCAATGAATAAGATATATAATGTTCCATTGAAAGAATTTTATAGTAATTTTATTGACTTTGCTAAAAAAAATAAAAATACTTTTATTGGTAAAGAATATCACACTATCAAGGGTGATCTAAGAAATATTATAGACAATAAAAGACATTGGGGCTATGTTATAGACGGCGCTGGAGATATTAACTGGGCTGTTGATGAATCAACTTGTATTAGAATAGCAAAGGGCAATAACAAAGACAAGTTTTATAAAGAAATGAAACTCTTTTTGGATAATTATTATCCAGATATTGACGAGGATATTGTTAAAGAAGTTTTCAAATACCAATACAATAGATTAAGTGATCCAAATAGGTCGTACCCTTTTGAAGAAAACTTCTCCTACAATATTCATGATGTAATTGAGAAGGGAGAAAAACTTCAAAAGAAAGTAAATAAAATAAAATTTAATTCTAAAAATTACAATTCCGATCTCTTTAACTGGGCTAAAGAAGTTCTTTGGTACGGTCGCAGGGTGGGAAGATATAAGGCAACAGCGGAGTTAGTAGCATGACAAATAGAAATATAGCAAATGAAATATCCGATTGGCTAAATGACTACCTCGATAAAAGCAAAATGCAATGCTTTGTTATTGGAGTATCGGGAGGAGTAGATTCTGCTCTTTCCTCCACTTTGTGTGCAATGACTGGCAAAAAAACATATATTGTAAATATACCAATCAACTCAAAAAAAGAAAACACTCACCTTTCACAGGTACATTGCGACTGGTTGTGTGAAAAATATGATAATGTCGAAGAAATTTATATAGATGCTAGCGATGCCTATAATTCTTTTGAAAAGATTTTTAAGGAAACTAGCGCACACAATTTACTATCAAATGCTAATTCTAAATCTAGAATGAGAATGATGGTGCTGTATTATTTAGCCACATCTAAATCCGGTATTGTTGTTGGAACAGGAAATAAAGTTGAGGATTTTGGTGTTGGATTTTTTACAAAACATGGCGATGGCGGTGTAGATATCAGCCCAATAGCGGATTTAACAAAAAGCGAAGTTAGGATGATGTCAAAATCTCTAGAAATTAGTGAGCAGATTTTGAATGCCCCACCTACTGATGGTCTATGGGATGATTCTAGAACGGATGAATCTCAAATAGGAGCATCATACGAGGAACTAGAATGGGCTATGAAATACATTGAGATTGGAGAAAGTCAATTACTAAGCCCAAGGCAAGAAGAGGTTCTAAGCATTTACAATTTTTTTCATAACAAAAATAAACACAAAATGGTAGACGTACCGATATACAAGGTTGGAGAATAAGATGAAAAAAGTATCTGTTATTGGAATCGGAAGATTGGGAATATGTTTTTCTTTGACCTTGGAAAAGTGCGGCTATGATGTATTGGGAGTAGATATTAACGAAGAATATGTTAAATCTATCAATAGTAAGACATTGGAAAGTGATGAACAAGGAGTTGTTGAGCACCTAAACAAATCAAAAAACTTTAGAGCCACAACAGACATCAAAGAGGCGTTAGATTATTCCGATGTCCTATATGTTGTTGTTGCGACCCCTTCACTACCAGACGGAAAATATGACCATTCACAAGTTGATGGTGTTGTAGAAAAGTTGCTTACTTATGGAAATCAATTAAAAAAACACTTCATTATATGCTGCACCACGATGCCCGGATACTCCGACACTGTTGCTGAAAAGATGAGCAATTTTGGCTATACTGTGTCATATAATCCTGAATTCATTGCACAAGGCACAGTGCTGAGAGATCAAGCGTCACCTGATATGGTTCTGATTGGCGAAGGATCAAAAGAAGCTGGCGACATAATGCAGGAAATGTATGAGAAAATGACTATTAACTCTCCAAGAATACATAGGATGAGTAGGACTGAAGCGGAGATAACCAAAATCGGATTAAATTGTTTTTTGACAACAAAAATATCTTATGCTAATATGGTAGGCGATATTGTTTTGCGAGCAGGGGGAGATCCATCTGTGGTGCTTTCAGCCATCGGCGCTGACAGCAGAATTGGCAATAAGTATTTGGGGTATGGATATGGCTACGGTGGTCCATGTTTCCCCAGAGATAATAGGGCTCTGGCTATTTTCGCGAAAGACTTAGAGATTGATGCACTTATAAGCCTAGCATCTGATAATAGCAACGAAAAGCACCTAGAGTACCAACTGGACTATTACGAGCAAAATAACGACAAAAGTAAGCAAATTTGTTTTAGCACAGTGACCTATAAGCCAGAATCAACAATGATTGTGGAATCGCAACAACTAGCGTATGCTGTTGGGTTGGCTAAAAGAGGCTTTGATGTTCTGGTAAAAGAAAGACAAGTTGTGATTGATCAAGTTAAAAGCATTTACGGCGATTTATTAAAATATGAGGTAGTATGAAATATATTGTAACAGGCGGATCTGGAATGGTTGGCAGACACCTTAAGGAAGTGATGCCAAATTTAATTTATATGTCTAGCAAAGACTGCGACTTAACAGATCTTAAGTCTGTTGAGGCATATTTTAAGAGAGAAAAGCCACACGGAGTTATTCATCTGGCTGCTAAAGTGGGGGGCATTCTACAGAATATGAGTTCTCCCGCTGTTTTCTATGATAAAAACATACAGATCAATTCAAATACCTTAATCGCTGCCAGAAATATCGGTGTACAGAGATTTCTTGCTGTATTAAGCACTTGTATGTATCCTGATGTCGCTGATCAATATCCAATGACAGAAGAAGATGTACACAAGGGTCCACCCGCGCAAGCGAATTTTAGTTATGCATACACTAAGCGATGCATGGCAGTGCAAATTGATGCCTATAATAAACAATATGGTTTAAAATACAACTATGTGATCCCATGCAATTTGTATGGGGAGAATGATAATTTTGAAGATTCAAATAAGAGCCATTTTATAACTGCATTAATTAAAAAGATAATTGAATCTGAACAAAGGGGAGAAAATAAAATTTCTTTGTTTGGAAGTGGAAAGCCAATGAGACAATTCATGCACTCTTCAGATCTAGCGAATGTAATTAAAAAGATGATTGAAGAAGATATTACAGATAGTTTTAATATTGCGCCACCAAACCAGAATTATTCTATTCACGAAATGGCTACTATGACTCTAGAAGCTCTTGGAAAAGATGATTGGGCTATCGAATATGATAGTGAAAAGCCAGATGGTCAGTTCAGAAAAGATGTAAGTTCTGAAAAAATGATGCATTGCTTAGGTGAATATGACTTCATAGAGTTTAAAAGCGGCGTTGAAAGGGTGTATAATGCTATTAAAGAAGCACATGGAGTCTAAAATGTTCTGGCCTTTAATGAAAAATTGTATTACCGAGGAAGATAAAAAGTCAATGATAGACTTTATTTCAAGTACAGATAGGTTTACAAATGGTCCTAAAGTTAGAGAGTTTGAAGCGTCTTGGTCTGAATGGTTGGGATGTAAGTATTCTCTCTTTGTTTCTTCTGGAAGCACAGCGAATCTTCTTTTGGTTGCTGCGATAAAAGAAAAATACAATTTAAAAAGTGGAGACAAAGTTCTCTTACCGGCGATGACTTGGGTTACAAATGTTTCTCCAATTATACAACTTGGATTAGAGCCTGTATTTTGCGATGTCGACTCCGACAATTTTGGGTTTGATATTAAGCATTTACAATATCTCAAGGATAAAAATCCAGACATTAAATTAGCGTTTGTTACGCACCTATTTGGAATTGCCGCAGACATCGATGAATATAAAAAGATAATGCCTGATACAATATTTATTGAAGATGTATGTGAGTCTCATGGTGCGACATATAAGGGCAAGAAGGCTGGCACGTTAAGTGAGGGGTCTACATTTAGTTTCTACTTTGGTCACCATATGACTACTATTGAGGGCGGGTTTGTCTGCACAGACGATGAGGAACTCTACAGCCTGATGAAGATGAAAAGAAGTCACGGCATGGCTAGAGAGGCATCACCACAAAAGTTTGAACAGTATAAGAAGGATTACCCAGATGTACATCCGCAGTTTCTTTTTGTGACGGACGGATACAATCTGAGAAGCATGGAGCTAAACGCTGTCCTAGGAATGTCTCAATTAAAAGGCTTGGATAGTGCTATAGAAAGAAGAAGGGAGATATACAAGAAGTTCTTGTCAATGTTGAGGGAAAGTGGTAATTTCCACGAACCCAATACCGAGGGTAACAGTAGTTTTTGTCTTCCATTTATATGCGAAACAGAAGAAGTTAAGCAAAAGTTAGAGAGTTACTTGCAAAGTAATGGTGTCGAGACGCGCCCACTTTGTAGCGGCAATTTATTGAGGCAACCATTCTTAAAAAATTATAATATGGATATAGAATGGAGCCCAAATGTTGAGTATTTGCATAAAAACGGGTTTTTTATTGGCAACAATCATATGATAACAGATGAGGAAATTTTAAAACTAGAGGAACTTCTCCATGACTTTTAAAGAATACTATAAATATTATTTAACGTTACACCAAAATAAATGGAATAGAAGGCTTCACGCTCTGGGGCAAATAACAACACTTCTGTTCATTGCCGTTGCCATTCAGGAGCAGCAGTGGTTTTTATTATTGTGGTCACCGTTCATCATCTACCCATTTGCTTGGTCAGGGCATTTCTTTTTTGAAAAGAATAAGCCAGCAGCTTGGTCAAAACCATTATGGGCGAAGGCATGTGATTGGTTAATGTTGAGAGATATTATTTTAAGGAAATTATAAAATGAGTAAAAAAATATTTATTACAGGCGGCGGCGGCTATATTGGCTCTGCCTTAATACCAAAGTTGTTAGATAAGGGATACGAGGTCACTATATATGACTGCCTTTTCCACGGTGGCAATCACTTGCTACCATTCTTCAGAAATAAGAATTTTAATTTTATTCGAGGAGATATTAGAGATTATAAAAAGCTTAAAGATTCTGTCAAAGGTCAGGACATTGTTGTTCATCTGGCTGCACTTGTTGGCTTCCCTGCTTGCAGAATGAATCCAAAAGTAGCAAAAGATATTAATGTTCAGGGCACAAAGAATTTAATAAAAGCTTGTGCAAATGAGTTTCAACCTATCTTTTATGGATCCACCGGGAGTAACTATGGAGTAGTAACTGATATTTGCACAGAAGAGACACCCCTCAAGCCCTTAAGTTTATACGGCGAGACAAAGACAGAGGCAGAGAGACTTCTCTTGGAGAGGGGAAACACTGTAGCCTACCGATTTGCCACAGCTTTTGGAATTTCTCCAAGAATTAGATTTGATTTGTTGATTAATGATTTCGCAAATAAGTGTAAAAAAGATGGATATCTGGTTGTATATGAAAAGCATTTTATGAGAACTTTTATTCACGTTACCGACATTGCTAACTCTTTTGTTTTTGGAATAGAAAATATTGATAGAATGATTGATAATGTATATAACGTTGGAAGCGACTCAATGAATTATAGCAAAGAGGCTGTCTGCAATAAGATAGCTGAAAAAACTGGTGCTTTCGTTCATTTTGAAGAAATCGGAGAAGATGCTGACAAGAGAAATTACGTTGTTAGTTATGATAAAATTAATAAACTGGGCTTTTCAACTACTGTCTCAATGGATGAGGGAATTGACGAGATTTGTTCTGTTTTGGATGTTATTGATACACAAGAAAATTACACTAACGCAAAGTATTATTAAAAGCGCAGGAGTCTTAAAATAAATGAAATTAGTTGTAATTACAGGCTGTTTGGGGTTTATTGGCTCTCATGTCGTCAATAAGTGCCTAGGTATGGGCTGGAGAGTGTACGGCATTGATAGCGAAACATACGCAGCAAATCCTCAACTCATTAAGACGTTCAAGGCACACTACAAAAAGCATTTTACCTTCGTTAATTCGGATATTGCAGACCTTAAATCACTTCCAGATTGCGATTATGTCATTAATATTGCCGCCGAAACACACGTAGGCAACAGCATTATCGACAGCAAAGAGTTTCTTAGGTCAAATATCGATGGTGTGTACAATTTATTAGAATTAATTAGACAAAAGCCAGATAATGTCGACCGCAGACCAATATTCTTCCATTTCAGCACTGATGAAGTCTATGGAGACATCGAAGATGGCGAGCACACAGAGGATGATTTAGTAAATCCAAGCAATCCTTACTCTGCTTCTAAGGCAGCGGCTGATATGTTGGTAAAAGCTTGGTCTAGAACGTATGGATTGGAGTATATTATCTTGCGACCAACCAATAACTACGGATCTTATCAATATCCAGAGAAACTTATCCCACTTTCAGTCAAACTTTTACAGCGAGGTAAAAAGATTAGACTTCACGACGAAGGCTTGCCTACACGTAACTGGTTACACGCCGAAGACACGGCAAATGCGGTCACAAGTATCATAAATAGTGGAAAAACCAACGAAACTTACAACGTTGCCGGTGGCTTTGAACAACAGAACAGAGAGACAGTCAAGAAAGTCATTGAGGTCTTTCATGGACCAGAGGCAAATTGGGAAGATTATGTAGATCTTGGCTTTAAGAGAGAGGGTCAAGACGTAAGATATGCCTTAAACGACGATAAACTACGTGCGTTAGGGTGGAAACCACAAAAAGTATTTAACGAAGAGATACAAAAAGTGGTACAATTCTATATAGATAATTTTAAATGGTAGGAGAACTATGAAACTTTCAAAACAAGCAATGGGGTCACTTATGATGGCTCTTCAAAAGAGCCTTTTAGAACAAAGCGACATTACGGAAACACTCGAAAAGATGGATTTTGTTCCGGCATCAGATGAGGACGGCACAGAAGCAGAGCTTTATGTAAAAAATCCACCTTTGGTCAAGTTTGGCAACGAAGATACCGTTGAAGAAGGCGAATAATGCCAAGCTATGTGTACGAATGTTCTGATTGCAGGGATGTCACCGAAGTTTTTCACTCAATGAGCGAAGAAAGAACCGATTGCGAAACTTGCGGAGCAGAAAATACACTTAATAAAATACCAGAAGTACCGATTTATTTAAAAAAGAACGATGCTGGTAATATCGTTAAGCAACACATTGAAGAAGCCAAGCAACAAGTCCGCGAGGACAAAGAAAGAATGACCAAGGATTACACAGATTGAGTTTACTTATCTTTTCTTTAATAGCATCAGTATGTATCAACCTGCTGTTGATCTGGTATATTAGAAAAATGTTACAAAAATTACTTTATGTCTCAGATAGTATAGGATCTTTGCTGGTTTCAGCCAAGGGCTTCTCTGACCACTTGGACGGACTACACGCTATGGAAATGTACTATGGAGATGAAACCCTTGGTGCTTTGATTAAACACGCGAAACAAGTCATAGAAGATATAAAAGATTTTGAGGATATCTACACTTTAACTAATGAAGGGTTAGAAGAAGATGAAGAGCAGGAATAATGCCAAAAGCAAAAAAGAAAAACCTATACTTTACCAAAGACCACGAGAACGCAATAGTAGCCTATGCTAGAACCGATGATATTAAAGTTCGAACCGAGCTTTATGTCGACTGGATAGAGCCAGCATTTAACGAGATGGTCGACAAGATTATCTACACTTACAAATTTACATCCCTCCCAAATATTGATGTTCTCAAGGATGAGTGCAAGATCTGGCTCACCACGATTTTGGATAAGTATGACCCTAACAAGGGTTCAAAAGCATTTTCATACTTTTCAGTTATTACAAAAAACTGGTTTATTCATAAGGTTAAAAAAACAACTCTAGAAAATAAAAGAGAAGTAAAATTCGATCAGATACCTAAAAATGTAGAAATTAGACAATTCACTGTTGTCAATGAGTACGAATCAAAGAGAATAGAGAAAGAATTCTGGATGAACTTTTGGGAAGAAGTCAATTCTTGGGAAACTGGAAACATGAAGCCAAACGAGGAGAAGGTTTATGAGGCGATTAGGCTTATCTTCTCTAATCCAGACCGCATAGATATTTTCAACAAAAAAGCAATCTACTTTTACATCCGAGAGATCACAGGTCTCAATACTAAGCAGGTTGTAAATAACTTAAATAAAATGCGTGTGAAGTATAGAGTATTTAAAAAGAAGTGGGACAAAGGCGATTTGTAATACTTTTTTGCTCTTCAACTATTTATTTGTGTTATGAAAGACTTAGAAGCATATATCGACGAAGCAATCAAAAACATAAGAAGTGATCGTGCCATCACGACAACCCTTCTGATGGAGCTAATGGAGTACATCAAGAAGGAAGACGGAAGGAAAGAAACTGTCGGCACAATTGCTGCTAAATATGTTGAAACACTCCAAAGATCAAATGAGCAATTAGTGAAGATTTCTACTCTTTTGCAAAAGAAAGCAGGGACAGACCAAGGCTTAACTGACGAGGACAAAAGCGAACTGTTTGATCTTATAAAGGACTCAAGCAATGGTTAGTAGAATTAGAATTCTTGATATTGGTTATGGTGTTTTAAACCCGTCATTCAATAGCTATGCTAAAAATAATTATGATACTGAAGAAGCTGGTTTTTTTGATCTTGTTAAAAGAACTGTCGACAACTCAATGGGATTCAATGAATTTGAAGGTCAGGGTCCACTAATTGGCATATGCTTAAGGGACGAGGGTGAAACAAATACAAATGGTATGATTGGTCCAACAGAGTGGTTCTCTTTGACAAGAACCGCTGCACAACAGGCTGGGGTAGATACCCCAGCCCTTGTTCAAATAAAAGTAAGAGTTCCTGAATTGCATGCTGCCATCCCGGTACCAGCAGATTTGCCAAATAGGCTTCAGGCAAGCGCTGATCATGCTATAATTAACATGTATCCAACTTTTACGGCTCAAACAGCAGGTATGGATATACCCGAACCGGGAACTTTAGTTTGGATAGATTTCCAAAATAGAGAAACACTTGAGGGTGGCATTTTCATTAAGCCGGTCGACCGGAATGCTGCTGCGCCTAGTACCCTTCCAACACCCAGTGCCGCAGCATCCCATAGGGCTGGATCAAGGAGGGCTGTTGAAATTGAAGCTGGAACTACACCCGTCCCCATTCCGATACCCCTACCCCCACCATCAGGATCGGGTGACTGGACTAGTTTGGATTTAAGCAGCCAATCAGGTCCGGGGTATTATGTTAAATATACAACGTGGACCAGAATATCGGGCAAATCCCCAAGGCTAGCAGCAGCAGGCACTCGTGAATACACAAGTCCACTTTGGGGGCAGACTGATGTAATAGCTACAATACTGGAAATATGTGCCCGGTTTGCTTCTGTGTCCTCCCCCGGATTAGGTCCAGCAGGCAGACTTGTTCTAGGGGATATTTCTGGAAGATATGGTGGGTCCATGAGTCCCCACCATGGCTCACACCAAACAGGGGAAGATGTCGATATAGGAATGCCAGTTAACACTGTGTATGGAGTCGGTGCGCTAGCTACAAACTGGGCTAATGCCAGCAATTCCTCTACTGGGGCAACTGGAGGAGGGGGACAACGAATCGCAAGAAATAACGTGGCTGTTAGAGAAGCAGAGATTATGTTTGATGTCTTAAGACCGCTTTGTGACCCCGCAACAACTCCGCCCGGACTAGTGCCAATTGATTTTATACTTATATCTTCCGGAGTCGCAAGCAAACTATTTGTTACTGCGGGAGGAGAGGCGGGTCATCTTGATCCAATCTTATATCCTGCCCGTGCGGGTGGGTTAAGACGCGGAGACAGTAGATTTAATGGCAAAATTCTCATTGGACCTAATCATGATGACCATATACATGTTAGATTTCAAACACCGTGGGGCATAACAACAGCCCCCGGTGGAGCAGCCATACCACCAAAGTCTGATGCATTCTGGGGTTAATAAAGGAATTTTTTAAAAAATGAGCGAAACTTTAAAAGGGCAATTAGCTAGACCAAAGCCAAAAAAAGAATTTCAACGTTTAGGTGATAGTGCCGAGACAATTGAGAAAATGTCGAAAAGACTACAGAGTAAAATAAAAAATCTTCCATCTGATGCTAAATATAACTATTCTGGTATTGGACATAGACCCTCCTTAACAGTTAGACCAAATTATTCCTATAGTAGAGACGAAACGAAGGTGGCAGAGGGACAGGGTAATTCTTTTATAGTTATGGGGAGAGATAAGCCGGGAGGTGCTGGTACTGGATATGGCGCTCTACCACAAGGACAGTGCGCCAGTATTGATTTAGTGGTAGGTAGATACGGAAGGTATGCAAAAACTTCTAGTGAAGAATCCTTGAATGATGAGCCGATAATTGTAGAAAATGATTTTGTATCAGATGCGGCTAGGATTTATATATGCGAAAAAACCGATATTGATGAAAATTTTGGTATAGTTCCCGGAAAAGTAGGCAATCCGAGAGGAAGATCTGCAATTGGAATTAAGGCTGATAATGTCAGAATTATAGCAAGAGAGGGAATAAAATTAGTGACTAGAACAGATGAAAGAAACTCCAAAGATGGTAAAGTTGATATTGTTGTTGGCGTGGATATTATCGCAGGAGATGATGATTCTGATTTGCAGCCAATGGTTAAGGGTCAAAACCTAGTGACATTGTTGAGGTATATGGTCGATGATTCTATGAGATTAGCACAGATGATTCATTCCTTATCTCTAAGCCAAGCCGCACTAGAGTCAATGCTAGCAGCCCATGTGCATGTCGACCCGCTTTCAGGAGTTACGCTTCCATCCGTTGAGATGGGAGTATATTGCGTGGGATCACAGATTAAAAGAATGGTACAAGATATACCTTCTCAAATAACTCACACATTCAACAATATTGCAGAAGAAATAGAATTTCTCAGTCCTGTTGGAACAAAATATATAAACAGTAAAGCAAATAATGTAAACTAATATATAAATGGCTAAAAAGAGAACAATATGACAAAGATAGATCCAAATTTATTAGCGCCGAAAAAGGTTGAAATAAAAAAACCACTAGGAGGTGATGGAAAGTTGGCGGAAAACCTTATGGATGATCCTCCACTTGATACAACAGATTTACCTTTTTATTTCAAATTAAAGCCAGTCGACGCCCCAATTAAAGTAAAATCCTCAGTTGTTTTGCCATTGCCCATTTACAGTTCTGATGCTTTGCACAAAATAAAATTGTCCCCTGCTGGAGGATATTCTCAGCATGACGACAAACCTCTATCATTCGAATACATATATAATAATTTTGACCCAGAAGATTTCGCACAACTTCTTGTTACCAGCGGAGTTTTAAGTAAAGCAATTAGATATGCTCTGCTGTATAATTATTTTGGGTACCCCATTGCAAATTACTCTGATGGAGAGGGAAATTATGAAATGGACAATACAGGCTTTGCTAAATACAATAATTTAGCAAAGCGTTGCCTCGGTACAGATCAGGCACTGCTAGCACAACTACACGCCCCCGAAGGCATCATATGGTCCCAAGAGAACTATGAGACATCTCTTACACAATATTTAACTGATTACGTCCAAGGGTTTTATCAATTTGGAGAAATTGGATCATTACCCAGTTTTAATAGTAGCGCTTGGAATCAGGGCACTGATGAAACCTCTAGCATAGAGTATTTCTCCCCAATAAAATTTTCAGAAGCTAAAGAAATTATAGGTGAATTTCCGGGATATTCCCTTGATTCAGAACTATCCTACGAACAGCCCCCTTCTTTCTCGGGATTATACAATAGTCTTCATGGTATGGCATTCCCAAACGAGCCGTCATACGTTGAGCCAATTGGAATTGATGCACAATATGCTGGAATTAGTGCTTATTTGGGCACAGCCCTAGGAGACCAGCCCGGAAATGATTATGTTGATTTACGCGGATCAGCGTTAAATTCATTAGCGTTCAATCCTTCGTGGGGAGCACATACAAATAACGTCCACAAGACTTACGCAAGAGCTTGGATGCCGTCAGATGTTCTAAGGGGTCTGGGATATTTTGCATCGACTTTAGATGCGTTTTCAAATCCAGACGTAGATGGCATTCCTGATCCCCACATAACCCTGTATGGCGCAGGAAATTCCGAATTGACTGTCGATAATAGTTTATGGGGTCAGCTAACTTATTCTAATTTTACAAAAAGTGGAGTTGGACCGTTTCCTTTTGAAAAAAAAGCAGAGCACTCTATAGAATTTAATTCTCTAGCTTACGTAACAGGTCACCCACAGTCTCTACCTTCCATGCCATTAACCGAAGGTCCGCAACTCGGCGGAACAATATACCACAGCTTTTGGAATATTCAGGCTGACCAATTTAAAGGGTGGTACCATAATCTGGAAAGCTATATTAAAGAGCCTGAAGATGGATTTTCTCCTTTTTGGAAAAACAATTGGCAATCTTCTAACATTGTATCAATGTATAAGTTAGTTCCAGCAGGGCTAAATACAAATGCTGAATTAAATAAATATAGAAACGATCCTGCAAAAACATTAAATGTTATATGGCCAAAGATTTGGGATTACATTGAAAGAGTTGCGCCGAGAAAAATGTACCAATCTGAGCATATAACTTACGGAGAAAATATTCCCGGATCAGATCAGGGTTCAAAATTTAATAAATCTGATATTATCACAAGCCCATATGGATCAGGACCCAGTAGTGACTATGTTGCTTATGATTGGACACCAAAATTTAGAATTGGTCATCAAATGACTCCCACGAAAGCCGGAGTAGGTCAGAGCCCCTTTGGGAACCCATCGGTTTATGATGGACCAGTGCCATCGTCGGAACAAGGTGGGGAGTTGGGATTTACTCATGTCATAGGTGACTCTGGTGACCGTGGATATCACTTAATATATGCCCAAGATACCATTCAAGATGGTCTCTCGCAACAGTATAACCAAACAGGAACTCAACAACGTTTCAGAAATAAGCTTAGTTTAAATTTTAAAACAGATTTTCACAGAGGATTCTTTTGGGATTCTAAATATGATAAATCCTTTGGATCAACAAAGGGCAAGTTTATAGATATTAGTTATGATCAACCAATCATTCAACAGGGCTTGTTCGCAGAGCCCCCGATTCCTGTTATTTCATATAAATTTTCAGTAGACTATAGTCACGCCGCCGCCCTTGATGTGGGATTTACGCCGGACAACGGATCGGTATCAACCCCAAACCCTTGGGAGGATGAATTAGACTATTCATATTATTTGTCGACAAAGATGTTGACATATTTGTATCTTAAAGCGCCCGCCGGATTTGATTCTGAGCTACCAAGCGTTGTTCCCGGAACAGGTTTTGGGAAATCGGCAGGGCATGCAACATCTATGTTGGAAAATGTTATTAAATCTTCTTACAAAGGAAGTGTTATGCTTCCAACATCCTATGGTGAAGAGCAATTTGGACAATACTTAGAATCTTCTGATTTTCAAGAATATTTGATTCCAAATTATATTTTTGAAACTTATAACGAAGATGATTTAGGAGATTTAAATGATTATGTCGATAGCTCGCATCCTGCCTTCACTGTTACCAATAAGTCCAATTTTGCATTACCAGTTTGGTATTATCAAGAAAACACATCATGGGACCCAAGAGACATAGAATGGTCAAAGATATCAGACTCTCAAAAGAAGATTGAACAATTAGAAGAGGCTGGAACTCTCGAAAAATACTCTGGTATTGAAAATTTAACAAATTACGGTTTGCCATCTTGGGTTAGATCTATAAGAATTTACCCATGCCCAGATAAACAAATTACGGCAACAAATCCTAATGCTTATGGTGTTTCTGGCATTGGGTGGGATGTGAATGTTGTCCCGCCTCAATTGCCAACAGACAAGGACTCCGAAGGTCAAACAGTAAGCGGTGATGGCTATGGATATTACCAATATAACGACATCAAAGATGTTGCATCTGCTGCATTGAAAATTAATTTAGAGCCAATATCAAATAAGTGCTTGGATGATCAAGCCACAGAAATGAATCTCAATGCTTCTCTGGTGATGTATAAACATGTAGATGTTAGATATGTTGTAGAATTAGATATCGACGAAAGGGAATTAATATTAACTATGGCAGGTCAGGGAGTATTTCAACTTGACGGGACCATAGATCAGTACGAAGACATTGGCATATCTCTAAAAGACATCATAGACAAGACTTTTGGAAACGTTTCGTCGGAAGATATCAAGGAAGAATTGGATAGTGGAAATTATGACTTTGATTTATCAGGAAATGGGGAAATTGATTTTCAAAATCTCCCCGGTGCTGGAATATTCCCCCCATCCGAAGTAGACGAGATATGTGCATTGTTCGCAGAACCAGAATTATTGCAAAAAACTTTCGATATTATGGAGCAAAATCCAGCTAATATTGCGGATAATGATCCATGGAAATGCACAAGTTATCTTTGTCTAAAAGAAATTGGTCAGCCAACTTATCGATTAAAGAAAGAGCCCGGAAAAGATGCTCAAAATATTGGATATCTAGATGACGGAACTATAGTGAAGGTTACAAAAGAGTGGGCGATTGGGAAGGGAGAATATCACAAGGTTTTAATTGTGGATAATAGCTCTCCATATTTTATGGAGGAAGGCTATATACCTCCCGAGTTGCTTAAGCCGCTGTTCCCAAATACACAACAAAACTCAAAAATCTTCTTCAATCAGATATTTGATAATTTAAGTTTGGCAGAATCTCCAAAATTAGAAATGTCTGAAATGGCTAAAGCTCTTATTCCAAATTGGTGGAAAATGGAGGAGCCCTATTATCACAGAGAAGATATGGAGTATTGGGCAAATGTTGAATTACCATATGACTGTGTTGTCGATGATCAAGATTTAGAAGCCAAGAAGCAAGAAGCAGTTATTTTAGGAATTGAGCAGTTGTTTAATTACTATAATGTTCTCTATACAGATGATGATATAAAAACCTTGGCTAATACTTATTTAGCAGCGAGGGCAGAGGAATGTTATATAGATTCTAGACCCGGTGCTCCAATTAAAGTTCTAGTGAAAGTGGGAGCAATTTATCTAAATGCTTTTCCAAATCAAGTGAAGAAGTTGCAAGATTTGAAATCTAGTTCTGCTAAAATCTTGTCACTGGACTCAAGACATTATCAAACACATCTACAACACGCTATATTTTCTTTAAACAAAATATATTTAGACATTTTCTCTTCAAAATTCTCAGTCCCCGGATTAGATTTGGAAGCAGAGGCGCAAAGACTCTCTTATATCCCTGTTGGACTAAAAAAGATGCTCGCAGTTAATGGATATAACACAGGTGATGGTGATAGGCAAGACATTATAAATTTAGGTTTTGATGAAAATTATGCTCTAACATTCGTTTCAATAATTGAGGACGCAGGACCATCCAGCAGTCCCGATTCTACAGAAGAAAAACTGGTCACGATTGGTTTTGATTTGTACAAAAATAGTGAGCCTTTCAATTTCCCAAATACAATGTCTCTGTTTTTTCATCATAGGGAATTGAAGAACCCTGTTTTAAAATGGCAAGATGTTGTGGAAAAGTGGATGATAAGCCCTACATATGAAATTGTTTCAAAAGATGAAGCAGGACCGCTGAATCTGCCATCCAACAGTTGTGGCTTAAAATACTTTGATTTACCACCTCTTACTGAGATAATGATGGGCATTGGTGAAAAAATAGATCTTGGATTAGACCTTCATCCAAGATATGATCTTGGTGCTTTTCAATTTAATTTGTTGCAATTTTTTCCACCTTGTCCAAAGCCTGCACCCGGAAAAGGGTCTCCATTTTATAAAATGCTTTCTGAGATTGATGGGCAGACCGTTGATTTTAGTCAAATGGACTTTATGGAAGCTTTGGAAGAAGAATCTTCAAGGGTACAGCAGTATGTAGGCGATTGGTTGGCATCGGGTGCTGCACTCAGAGATATAAGAGGTAAAATCTTTGATTTGGACGATTTGTATCTGTATGTTTTAAATTATATTACCCCAGAAGCTCTGTATAGTAAGATATGCAAATGCTTTATAGATCTAATGGGAATAGAGGGAATCCCAATCCCAAATCTTGAAATTAGCGCATCAGGCGGATCTGGAGGGTTGAATTTAGATCCGAATACGCTAAAGAACAACCCAAAAAATATTTATAGTGGTGAGGGGGCAAAATTTAACACTAATTTTGTCGACAAAGATGGCAAGTTAAAAAACAAAGACTCTTTCATGGAAACATTAGCCGCAGAGGACTTGTTCTGCTCTTTTTGCTTTAACATACCATCGATTTTCTTTAGATTGCCGACAACTAATTTGTTAGATTTTTTAATCTCTGCCCTGAAGGCGATTTTAGAATTCGCTTTAGCCCAAATTCTGCTCGAATTAATTATGGCATTGTTGGATGCATTGTTGACATGTCCAGAAATTAATTGCCCCTCTAGTCAGGGAGGTATTAAAGACTATGGCGCACAAAGCCTTGCAGAATTAGCGCCCAATGGAGTGGAAACCTATAGAGAGTGTGGCATACCAATTGACGGAGTTAATGTCACAAATGAGTCGGTATCATCGATGCTAGAAGAATGTTCTAATTCTTTAACAACATCGGAGGTGCTTGGCTTACTTGATGGAAGCGCAACAAAAGAAACTTTAAAAGTCATAGAGAGAGTCATTACAAAATATCCGAATATATCAAGCCAGATCAATACTACCGCACAGCTAACAACAATTTTTTCTTGTGTTGGAAATAAAGTTGGACCTGATACACTGGGCGATTTAGGGTTTGAAGTAACTACTTTAGTAAATGACAAAAATTTGTGCCAAGAGTTGATACAAACTAACGAGCAAGCGATTTTGGATAAGTGTGGTAATATACCAGATGCGCTGTCTATGGCTTCCAAAGTTTTAAATCCGGATTTTAGTAAGTACGCAGACATAGCAAGAATTATTAGAGAAAATGACGATCTATCGACACAGATTCCGCCTTTGTTTTCTGATGGAAAAGGAATGCAGGCGCTACTATCGGGCTTGAAGTCTGATACTGCTGACTTCGCACTGCAAGAGGCGCTTGAGACACAGGCAGTAACAGCCGAATCTTCCCTCATGCAAGAAGTGAAACAACTTTTCAAGGCTCCAACTTTGATGGAACAAGTTGCAGGAGTGGGTAATGTATACGTAAAGGCAAATGAAAAATTTGCATATTATAAATTTAATGGAGCTTTCAATACGTGGATGACGGCAGTATTTGATGAAGGCGGATCTCATGAAAATCAGTTGCCTAAATTAAATGTTCTTGATGGGGACCCAATACCCATGTCACATATTATAAGGAATATATCAAACTCAATAAAGGCACCAATTAATCCGTTTGTTGCTGAGTTAAAAGCTGAATTGACGGAAGATGATTATGTTCATTTGACTTTTGGTCAACCATACGATAGCGACGGTGATGGGTCTTTGGACTATAACGATTCATATTCGTTTGTTTTAAACAGCCAAAATGGAATCAATTTATCAATCTCTGGAAACCCATCATTATTACCGCCGGATATGCTTGAGTATTTAAATAAAAACGATTTAGAGTCTAGTGGAAATTGTGAACAATCTCAGTTTTTGTCATACTTGATCCTATCCAATCTTAATATGGATAATATAGATCAACCACTGGGATCCTCTGCTGACAAGCTAAAAGAGATGTTGGAGAGTCAAGTGTATGTAAGCGCCCTATCCTCTGGTCTCACTAATATGGGGAATATTGTTTCCAAGTCAAAGTTGTTAGAATCATATGACATCGAATTTTGGAACGCGGTTAGTGCAACATTGGCGGGACCGGCTTCTCTTGCAACTCTTACTTTTCTCCCGCCAATCGCTGCTGTTCTGGCAGCCCCCGGCGTTGCTTACAGCGCATATGAGGTATTGCAACTTCTCCTACCAGAGTTAAAAAGGCAGCAACTAGAAAAAGTTAATTTAATATCATCTAATGCTCCTGACAGCAGTGGAAACATAAGAAGGACATTTATTGATTTTGATTTTGGAATAGAATTGGCAAAAGTTGAATATGATTTTTCTAAATACTATGACCCAAATTCTCCATTCATTGGAATGCCTCATTACGCAATGCTTGAAAGCGTTGTATCCAATATGATGCAATTATTTGTTGGCGAGGCTCTTGTGCGAGGAGTTTTCATATTGCCGTTTTTCCCGAAAGAGGTGTTTTTAAATGACGATATTGCAAACTTTGTTTTAGCGATATTTGACTCTTATCTGAACACAAAAGCTGGAGGTGCGGGTCCTAAAATCAGAACAACACTGATGAGAATGGTTTATGAAAAAACAGAATTTACACCCAATGAAAATTCATCTAAACCTTTAATGCCCGGAGAAACACAAGATATTGATGCGCTTGTTGCTGGCACCTTACAGCCTTTTGGTGGTAAAATATATGACGCTAGTTACGGAAGAGAATATGAAATCAATAGTTGGAAAGACTGTGCCCTGTACTTTATTAGGAAGAATATGGAGCGCCCCCTATCCTATATAAAAGATAAGTTAACCAACACGACTCTTGGAGGGGAAAACCAGATGGATCAAGAAGTTAATCCATTCTTCCTGATGGTACAGAAAGGCATGAAAGAGGTGCATTCGTATTACGATATGACTTGGATGAACACGAAGCCGAACAATATTTCCAGTACCCTAGTCCAAAATGATATGATAGGTGTTACAAAGAATGGAGCATTTGTCGTTCAATATTATTTCAGAATTGAAGATTTGTCACTCGGAGATGATCTTTATTACGAATACCTAGTTCAAAGAAAAAAAGTTATGATATCTAATGTTGCCACTGGTTTAATCGATGGAGATGATTGGAGCCCACCCGGAAGCGAAGAGTATCTTGAAGACATATTCGATGATTTCAGTCCCGTCAGCGAAGGTGAAGACGGTGAGAATAATTTTGAGCCTTATCCATGGCCCGGTCAAAAACCAAATGATTTTGTCGGTGACCCCGGAGCCGAAGAGTTTTTGCTGATTTCAAACCCAGACCTTTCTCTAAAGAGTATATTAAATAGAGATTCCTTATATAGGCTTTGGCAGGCAATGAGTGTTTTAGATAACAATACTGCAAAGGGAAACTATGCCATATCAAAAGATGACCAAGCAAAGACCTTTGCATCATTTTTTAAATCTATTAAGCTGGGGGTTAGACTTTGTTATGTAGTGGGCGACTCAACTGAGGTTAATGTAGAGACTGGCGTACCAATAATAGATGAGGGGGATGTTGTCAAAAGGCAAGACGTAAAAGATTTTACACAAAATATAATTGATTTATTACAGGAAGACAAACAAGGAAGCGGAAACCTTAGTACATATCAGCAATATGAAAAAATGTTGCTAATTGAGGAAAAACATATCGCTGGAACCGACACTAGCGTTATCCTTCCCTTAATTGAAAAAGAAGTTGACATAACTAATCATGATATTTTTCAAAATCCTGTTAGTAGTTTTAGTCCCGGAGAAACAGGCGATGAGCTTAGTGCGGTCATCACAGATCCAGAAATTGCTAGTAAGCTTAATAGTCTTGTGGTAGATATGTTTTCTGGAATAGAGGGTAGAACTCTTTTTAAATATTGTCTCCCTATCCCAAAGTTGGCTACAATGTTGTTTATGTATAATGCTATTGGATTATCAACTGACGACAATATCAATAATGCATTCGATAGCACTAAAGAAATTATAAAACAAAACTTCGAATCTATTTATGATATTAAGGGACCAGAAGCATATAAGTACCAGCCTCAATACATCAAAGACCGGGGCGGTCCTCGCGGAATCGCTGCATCTGCCTCAGAACAAACAGATGAAGAATAAATATAAAAGGGCGAATTTAAGATGACAAAGTATTCTCCAAAATTACCATTAGCTCCAGCAGAAGATGACACGCATCTAATGCTAAAAACAATCAAAGAAGTTGTAAAACAAAATATGAAAATGGTCATCCTGACTAATCCCGGTGAAAGAATTATGATGCCAAATTTTGGTGTGGGAATACAGCAATATCTTTTTGAGAATGTAAACCCGGTTATGTTAGAATCAGCAAAGCAACGCATTGAAGCGCAGGTGGAAAGATTTCTACCATATGTTATTTTGCAGAGTGTTGTATTGAACACTAATAATGACAACCCACAACTTTCAAGCAACACTGTTTATGTGAGCATTACATACTCCATACCTTCATTAAATACGTCGGACATACTAGTTTTGAATTTAGATCAGTCAGAATTTTAGCATTTTGCAAAAGATAATACTGACTTAAAACTATTTAATAAAAACAGGGGAGATTTAAGCTGTGCCTAATAATAAAAAAAGAAAAATACCAATCAATTATACAAGCAGAGAATTCAACTCCATCAAAACTGATCTGGTAAATTATGCAAAAAGATATTACCCAGATACTTTTCAAGACTATAATGAGGCTTCTTTCGGATCTTTAATGTTAGATTCAGTAGCCTATGTGGGAGATATTTTATCGTTTTACTTAGACTATCAAGTAAATGAGTCCTTTTTGGACACTGCCAACAATTATGAGAATGTTTTAAAGTTGGCAAAACAATTAGGGTATAAAAAAACAGGCATCCCAGTTTCAACAGGTCCAGTTGCCCTTTACGTAATCATACCTGCCGCAACAGTTGGGGATGACATATCATTTCAGCCAGATTACTCATATGCCCCAGTCTTAAGAAGGGGTGCGATTTTCTCAACCATTTCGGGTGTTCCATTTACTTTGGTAGAAGATGTTAATTTTAATAGCACTTCTTCGGAAGCTGTTGTTGCAGAAGTAGATCCAACCACTTCAAACCCATTGAGTTATGCCATAAAAGCCTACGGGCAGGTAATTTCTGGAGAGGTCTTTAAACAAAATTTCACCATCGGAGAGTACGAAAGATTCCCCAGAATTTCCCTAGCAGGAAACAGTGTAGTAGGAGTGACATCTGTTGTCGACTCAGACGGGAATAAATTTTATGAAGTGGATCACCTCTCACAAGACACAGTTTATATTCCAGTTAGGAATAACAATATAGATTTATCAAGCCAAGTTCAAGATACGGAACCTGTTTTTATAATGAAACAGCTTTCTGTTCCAAGAAGATTCATAACTGTACATGAGGGTGGGAAAACATTTCTACAATTTGGGTTTGGATCTGAGGATAATTTGAATTCTGAAGTTGTTACTGATCCATCTCGGGTAGGCATAAACATGCATGGCAGAGACTATATACAAGATGTCTCTTTTGATCCGACTAATCTTATAACAACGGACAAATTAGGTCTTGCGCCATCTAATACGACTTTGACTGTCACTTACAGGCAAAATAGCGCACAGAATGTCAATATTTCAGCAAAAACTCTTACAAATATAACAAACCAATCATTTGATTTCTCTAATATTGGATCTTTAAACAGCGCAAAAGTTAAATCTGTCATTGCATCTTTGGAGTTTGAAAACGAAGATCCAATTGTTGGAAGTACGCGAGAGGATTCATCTGAAGAAATAAAATATAAAGCATATGGAATGTTTTCATCTCAAAACAGGGCAGTAACTCAACAGGACTATATGTCATTAATATACAATATGCCTGCAAAATTTGGATCAGTTAAGAGAGCGGCTATTTTACAAGACAAAAATTCATTCAAAAGAAACTTAAATGTGTATGTTGTTTGTGAGGATGAATTCGGAAAATTAACGGCATCTAACTCAGCTATAAAAAATAATATTAAAACTTGGCTATCAACAAACAAGATGATCAATGATACAATAGATATTCTGGATGCGAAGATAGTTAATTTAGGATTGCAATTTAGTATAATTACAGACACAAACGTAGATGCTTATGAGATACTAAACGAGGCTACAAAAAGCTTGCAACAATATTTTAGAGATTCATCCTTAAACATCGGCGAGTCAATTAGGTATGGAGATATTTTGAGAGTGTTGAAGAACATAGATGGGCTTTTAGATGTTGTTCAGTTGAGAGTTGTTAGAAAAACGGGAGCTTCATATTCAACAGCGATATTTAATATAGATCAAATGACAACGGCAGACGGAAGAATAGTAGTAGCGCCATCGGATGTAATATTCGAAGTAAAATTTCCAGAAGTAGACATAACAGGGACAATTGCATAATGGCTATTAAAAGATACATTGCAACATCAGACAACACGATCACGAATGCATTTCAAATGGATCTTTCTACGAGAGGCACAGGATCTAATATGGGCGCAGCAGACACACTAGAAGCATTTTATATTTATGGTCAAGTAAGCTCTTCTGCTGGAACAACTGCTGAAAAATCAAGGATTCTTGTTCAATTTGATATCGACAAAATGAATCAAGATAGAACTAACGGATTGATTCCTGCTAGTGGTAATGTCGCTTGGTATTTAAACCTTTACAATGCCCCCCACTCATTTACTCTTCCCAAAGATTTTAAGATGGTTATTAAAGTTTCTTCTGGTTCTTGGCAAGAAGGGCATGGCTTGGATATGGATAACTATACAAACCAAACCTACGAAGGGACAGGATCTAACTGGGTAAGAAAAGGCGCATCCGGAGATGGTAATTCAACTTGGCTAACTGAAGGTGGTGATTTCGCAGAAAGCCTACTATCTCCAGTCTATACTGCTTCATTTACTGACGGAACAGAAGATTTGTCTGTTGACATTAGCGACATTGTTGAAGATTGGATGACTGGTGGAGTGACAGCTTCTACTCATGGTCTAGTTGATAACGCTGCCTCCCCTACAAATACAGATGATATTACTTTTACTCTCATAGACTCCCAAGGAACAACTGTTGTATTTAGGCTGGATAAGGATGTCACAACCGCAGGAGAAGTCATAGGCACCTCTGGATTGGCGAACGCCGCCGCGATCACAACTAAGATCATAGAATCAATAAATAATGTAACTCAGTTGAGAATAACGGCCGCTTCTTCTGACGCTGGAACAAATATATTTACTATAACTATGGATGACATAGGGTTGGCGGGAAATAAAATTGGTGGTCCCGGAGATTTTGAAGATTCGGGCTCTAACAAAACTGGAACACAGTGGATCACAACTGAAAATGACAATTTTGTAAATGGGACAGGTATACCAAACTACGGACTAGGGGTGTTCTTATCTTCTAGTTATGAGACTGGATCTCACTCATACTATACCAAAAAGTTCTTTGCTAGATCAAGTGAATACTTCTTCCTTAAGCCAAACCTAGAAGCTCGATGGGACTCTTCTGAAAAAGACAACGCTGTTAATTTTGCAATGAGTAGTTCTTTAGCAACCGGAGAGGACAATTTAAACACCCTCTATTTGTACAATTATGTTCGAGGGAAATTGCAAAACATCCCGAATAACGCATCTCACGCGAACACAGGCGTTAAAATGATGGTAAGCCTATACTCTAACTCGGCAGGTAATTTATACGATAAGTTGCCTCTCCCAAAGGGTGGAGGTGTTGTTACAACGGGTCACTTAAATGTGACAGGCGGCATTATCTCAACAGGAGTTTACACCGCTTCATTAGCGATGAGCCACTCTTTAGACTCAGTATACGCTGCATGGCATTATGACGATGTTGTCACTTATCATACTGGCTCTGAAATTGCTGTCAACACTTTGAATGCATCCAATTTCAACCCCGATCCAGATTATGTAACAACCATTGATAATTTAAAATCTGTTTATTCTAGAGAGGAGGATGCTAGATTTAGATTGTTTATTAGGTCTAAAAATTGGAATCCAAATAATTACACTACAATGCAATCAACTATTCCTAGCGAGGCTGTGGAAGACGCATATTTCAGTTTATATAGAATTGTGGATGATTATGAAATAATTTCTTATGGCACTGGTTCTGCGACGTCTCCCCAAGGTGATGGCACAGCAGGCTCATATACGAGATTATCTTACGATATTTCTGGGAATTATTTTGATTTAGATATGAGTTTGTTACAGGCTGGCTATGAATATGGATTAAAGTTTGCTTACTATTCAAATGGATCTTACAGAGAGCAGAAAGAAGTGTTTAAATTTAAAGTAGAGGAATAGTGCCAGTATGAACATATACGACTTATATGGTGGAACATTTTCTGGCGGACCCGGAAAGATTGAGGTAATTGCTAAGAATCCCGGAGCAAGCATTGTTAAGCCCGGATCTATGAAGGAATACCGTGTTGGCACCAGTATTGATCAAATTTCTAGAAAAATAGAATCACCCGATTATATCTCTGAATTCTCTTTCGATAGAAGTCGCTACATACCTCAGATAGATTTTTCTGATCCCTCAAAATTCGCTTATTTTGGATCTGCACAACAATATTACATAAAGGCAATAGAGAATATATATCGATTCTATCCTTATGATGGATCTTTAAAAGAAAAATTAGAATGGCATAATGAATCATCCTACTTTGACAATTATGTTTTCGAAAAAGAATACCCTAGAACTAATGGGTATGTAGAAATAGGCGAAACTTGGGGATCTGCTGCAACGTCGACATTGACCGTAGCTCCAGACCAGTACAAATTATCCAATGCCCCACAATATATATCAGTTAAGGGAGGACCCCATGCGGCTTCCGTGCCAACCTATACTTCTGGCACATATAGTAAAAATTTAAGTTTTAAAGAAGCGGAACAGAAAGCGAATATATATGATGCAGAATCTCGCCAAATGCAAAATTTTACTATTGATGGAACAAAGGGAAATACAGTAGAGTTTTGGCTAAAGCTACCTCTTGAGCCATCAAAGAGTCAGACCTCCCCATCTCATGCATACTTTGATCTTTGGAATGGCGAAACCATAGGGCAAAATCCATATGGAAGGTTTCTTGTCGAAACAAGATATAACAACTCGACAGGACCAGCAGGGGATTATGTAGGAGATAGTTTTTTCCATATTACCTATATGAGCGGTACCGCAGGAGTCCTTAGAGCAAAAGTAGGAGCAAAGGAGCTAACTGGAGCGCTCGGCATAAATCTAGCAGATTGGAACCACTGGGCCTTTACTGTAGAAAATGCTACAACCGATGACTTAGAGATTAAGCTCTACGCCAATGGGGAATTAATTGAAACAACTTTAACGGGATCAGCAATTCAACCAGTCCGAACAGGGTCATTCAATGCCCTCATAGGTGCTTACAAACATGCCCCGGACTCCGATGCAGCTTCTGCTGGATTTCTTGGAGAAGGAAATGGAACCCTAAGCGGATCTTACTTTGATGAATTTAGATTTTGGACAATACATAGAGATTCTGATGATATCAAGTTTAATTGGTTTAAGCAAGTGGCAGGCGGTACCAACACGGATTATGGCACCGCAAGGTCTAAATTTTACCGAGATACAAACCCGGTTAATTTGGGCGTATATTTTAAATTTAATGAAGGAATTACAACCTCTGCGGAGCATGATAGGGTTACGCTAGATTATTCTGGTCGTGTGTCTAATGGCTATATTTCTAATTACACTTCCGCCATGAGATCAACCGGATCAGCAATTGTGGAGAAAAAAGCTGCCACAAGAGAATTTAAAGATCCTATCATATATAAGTTCCATCCAGATGTGGTCGCGTATGAGCACTCTTCTAGCATAAAAGGAAGAGAATACGACGGAAGAAACTCAATGTTCCTGCAAAACATGCTCCCAAGTTGGATAATTGAGGAAGATGAATTTAAGGGAAAAAACCAAGCGCTATACTTAAACCAGATTTTGGCAAGCTATTTAGATAATTTGTATCTTCAAATTGAAAAAATGCCTAGCTTGAAGAATATTGACTATGTTAGTGGATCTTCAAGTGGTAGCATTAATAAGCCAATTCCTTTTGCTGACAGATTATTGGCAAACGCTGGTCTTGTTGTCCCCGAAATATTTTCAAATGCCAATGTTTTTGAGTCTTTAGCAGATAGAGATGACGAGAGAGAATTTGAAAGAAAGCTGAATGATATTAAGAATCAAATATATTCAAATATATACAATAACTTAATTTATATCAACAAATCAAAGGGTACCATTAAGTCAATTACAAACATGATGAGGTGCTTTGGGGTTGATGATGATTTGTATAGCATTAATTTTTATGCCAACAATGCTCAATTGGATTTAAAAGGCAATTTTGTACCCAAGACAATTAGAAAAAGTTATGCCGATTTCTCAACAGCAGATAAGTTTGGAGCCAGCGTGTTTCAAATGACACAATCTAGCAATACTAATTCTGTGTCTTTCATTACTGGTAGTTACAAAGGGGCAACTGAGGCATCCCCATCGGCAGATGGTTGGGACACAGAGAACTCATTCACACTAGAGACGGAAGTTCTTTTTCCAAACTATCCCAACCCAATTCAGCCGGGAGGCAGAGAGAGGGATTTTAATAATGTTTCCGCGTCATTGTTTGGCATTCACTCGGCAGTTGTCGAGGCAGCATCTGACCCCGGAGATACAACTTGGGCAGGCAGAGATTATGCAAACTTTCAAGTTTATGCGGTTAGAGAAAAAGCAAATAATGCAGAAAACGAAAGCAGAAATGTAAGATTTATTTTAACATCGTCAAACCCACTATCTACAGATAATGGCTTGATTTCTGAGATGACTTCTCAAACATTTAAACAAGTTTATGATGGTGACCGATGGAATTTTTCTGTTAGAGCATACCCATCTAAGTACCCGAATGTTGGCTATGTATCGGGGTCTGAAGATACCGAATATACAGTGCAATTTACAGGGTTTAACATGGTGGGAGACGTTGTTAAAGATAGTTTTGACCTAACGTCCTCTATATCAAGAACAAACGGTATTTTGTTCAATAACAGCAATAAAAGAATATATGTTGGTGCTCACAGAACCAACTTTACCGGGGACCTTCTGTGCCCCACTAATGTTAAAGTTTCATCTTGTAGATATTGGGCGATAAAGCTGGAAGATCATGAACTTTACTCACATGCTCTTGATCCAAAAAATTATGGTGTCTATAATCCAATGCAAACCTCCCATCTTTTACAAGACAGGGGTGGGCAATATCCGGTTGATATACCAAAAATAAAATCATTGTGGATGAACTGGGATTTTGACACGCTCACCGGATCAGACACTGGGGAATACAATGGAGAATTTTCTGTAGCTGATTTCTCTTCTGGTTCCGGCGAAAATATATACAAAAGTTATATATCCGCTGGTGCAGAGAAGCAACATACGGGAAGAGGTGTGTATTTCCCTGCTGGAAACAACCAAACAGGGTCAATTTCTAGGGAATATGTTTATGCATATAGGCAACAAGTACCAGAAAATTTAAACAACCTAAACGCAATTAAAGTTTTAAACAGAGACGATGAGTTTTTTACCAAGAGAACAAGACCAGTTAGCTTTTCCATGTCAGTCGAGAAGAGCATGTACCAGAACATTTCAGAGGAAATGATCAACTTTATCGCAGCTTCTCAGGAAGCTAGTGCTATGGAAGACCTTATTGGTCGACCAGTTAATAAATATCGAGACAGATACAAAGATTTAGAAAAAGTAAGAAATATATTTTTCACTAGAATAGGCAATGTCCCCGATGTTGATAAGTATATAGAGTATTTTAAGTGGTTAGACACCAGCATCAGTCAGATGATACAGCAAATCGTCCCCGTATCTTCTAATTTTAGTTCAGTGAGGAATATGATTGAAAGTCATATTTTTGAAAGGTCTGGAAAGTACAAGCATAAATTTCCAACGATAGAGCGGGTTTATCCAAAAGATAAGTCTGTTGATGAGTATCTAAACCAAATACAATATAATTCAATACAAACCTCTGAAGGCGGATACAATGCAATTGCGACAAGCCGCCTTTCACCAGAAACCTTAAGTATACGAGGCTCAAATGTTAGCGTCCCTTCGCACATGGCAAGGCAACTAACTAGCTGGTCTAATAATCACGCCAGCATAGAAAATGCTGGAGACACACCTGATCAGGCTGAGTCTTTGTGGTGGTGGAGAAATAGAGTAGAATTTAGCGCTGATACGTCAAAAAATTCAGGCAATACAGCTTTAAATACATCTGCCACTAAAACTTTTGAAGCAGCCACGTCTCGCACACAGCAAGCTGGTTATAATATTATATTAAGCTCCGAAGAGACGCCGATATCCTCACCAAACCCGGACAGTATTTTATCTTTTGCAGTTGATTCTGGAGGAGATGCCATTTCCTTTAATGACCAAAACAGATCTAGACCGAAAAAAGACAGGAACTTTAGAGATGTTGTGTTTAGGGAGGCACCTGCTGGTTCTGGAACTAGACTATCTTTCAACACCTCTACTTTTGCAAGACAACCTAACACAAACACTCTGGATAAAATTGATCCAAACAGAAAGTTCAAGCCAGAATTTAATGTCGAGTTACCCTCAGTCTCCACTGAGACCGGCGTTGATGGTAGAAAATACGCCCCGATATCTTTCCAGAGTTCATCAACGAGCAATCCATTTGTAACAGGAAGCACCCCGTGGCACATAGGCTATGAACTTTCAACTCAGCATCTGCAAGATTATTATTTAGATAATAAAGATATTCCTATACAAGGTCCATTTACACAACAAAATGTGGGTGGTTACGCTTATAGACACGCTGGCTTAAATCTTGGTGTCGCGTCCACAACAAGACAAGAGGCTTGGTATGCATACAGAACAATTACAGCCAATCCCAATGGTGTTAGGTTTGACTTTTACAATATTTATGATCTGCCCGGAGGTGTAAATGCTCCGAGAGCTACAATGCTAAGAGAAGAGGTTGCCAAGAGACCTTTAAATATTAAAAATATAAAAAGCACCACTTCTAGCGCTAATACGCAAAATCCGTATTTACCACCAGTTAATGAACTCGGCTCAACCAAAGTATATAACGGTAATTACGAAAAAGATTATCAGATAATTCAAATAGCAGACAGAGACACAAACAATAGGTATTTTGTCGACAATGGTGGTATTTCTACGGCATCTGCCGCATCTACCGGAACGCCATCTGTTTCTGGCTCATACGACTGGACGGTGCCAGATAGGGGCAAAAACGAACATATATTTGTTAGTAGATTCTCTGCCCCCGGAGGTCCTGAAGTTAATGGTCAGGCGTTTTTAAATTATGAGTCTGAGGTATATTCTCCTTATAATGCAATGACATACAGAAACTTATCAGTTAGGCAACCATTACAGACGCTGCTAACAAGGCATACTGCTTTTGGTGGTTTAGAAAATGACCCCGGAGATGCCGCCTCCTTAACTAAAGCAATAAAAATTACTGGAGTTGCTAATAATGATAGGTTTACAGTAATCGTACCATCCGCGATTAGCGGATCAAATACCACTATAACCATTAGAGTCCTTTCAACAGCCTTGGGCACCCCCCCATCAAATGAGGCACAAGTTCGAGAAGGAAGTTCTGCCGAGGCTACGAGAAACAGAATGGTGGGTCTAATCAACGGAAATAATGGTGTTGCCACGACTGTATACAAGTATGGTGCAGGATCTGGCGATTACACAAGTGGTATCGCAGGAATTACAGCCACAGCAGTTGATGACGGCGGTCAGTTTTTCATAACAATAACTGCGAACAAGGATGGAGCCGCAGGAAATGGCACTATATTCACAGATGTTGCGGGAACTATGATTGCTGGCGGCGGCGCTGGATCATCCCCAGCAAGACTCTTTGGGGGAAGAGGGGTATCTTTTCGGGCGTCATTTCACAAAACACAAAGAAACGCTATAAGGCGTATAAAATATACAGATATATTTGGAACAGCAGCAACAAGTAGTATTTATGACAACTATTATGTGCAGCATCAAATTCCTCAAAGCGATAGGCAATACGCTTGGATTAGCGCTTCTGCTGTAACGACTCCTTTAGGGTTTTCTCAAAAAGATTATGCTAACAGAAGTTTTGCGTCAACCGATATAGCATTTGTTACTGCAAGTGATTTTGGCGCATTCATCAACACTTCGTTGTTGGGAAATGGAAAGTACATTTTTGGTCGCCCCGCCGCCTCCGCAGGGGCACTTTTCTTGCCACAAGATTTTATAGGTTTAAACAATTTTACATATCTAAGCGCCAACGAGATGGACAACAATACACTGTCGTTTAATTTAAATACTGATTTTGTTGGGGCAACCATTGTTGGCGGTGCTTTGGGCAGCGCTGCACCCGTAGAGGGACTAAACATAAATCTTTTAAAAGGCAATGGTCCATACGGCTACCCTTCTTGGAAGCAGATACAAAATTCATATAATCCAATTGTAAGATACATGAAGCGTATTAATAGGTTTTCTATTTTAACAGAGAACATAACGATTTCTCCCGGCGATCTTAAGCAGCAGTATTTAAAAACTCAGACCTTGCAGAACTTTACTGAGCCGATGGTTTCTTTCAAATATAAGCCAATTGAACATGATTTGATTGCGATTACAGAGAAAGATGAGCAAACTAAAATAGAAATAGATAGTTCTTATTCAAATTGCCTATCTGGTTTTGCTAATAATAAAATAGATCTGCTTTTGAATTACAAAAAGAATATAAATGATATAAAATTGGTATATAACTCTCTAAAAAATATGTACTTGGGAAACAACATTCCAAGTGGATCTAACCCAGTTAAGGGCTTGGAAAAGCTCTCCTACAGAGAGGTGGTTTATCCACGCGAAAGAAACACAGGTTTAGCAAAAACAAGGAGCAGGGAAAACTATACGGTTTCAAGTGGATCTTCTGATTTTAATCTTCGCTTGGGTGATTCTTTGGCTTTTTGGAAAGACAATATCAATGATAGATTAAGAAGTGATGCAGAAGCGAGAAATGCACAGGGGTTGATTATCGCCAGTGGCTCGTCCTACTTTGGATTAACTGACATGAGTATTTGGCCACTAGACGCCGAGGAGCCATTTTTAGATTTATATCAAATATCTTCTTCTGCTGGACAAGACGGAAAGCACGATCCATATTATTGGGCACCCTTATCCCCTTCATCAGCCGCCGGAACACCTCTTGGGGGATTAAATCCAGCTAGAACTTCAAGAATCGGGAACTTAAATAAAAATGGAGAATTATCATACGCTGGTTACATCTATGGCTTATTTGGAATTAACATTCAGGGCAAGGTGCGCCAAGAGGGAGCACTAACTGGCTCAGGGCCCCTTCCAAACTTTTTGGGCAATGGCACTTCAGATGATGGCTTGAACTACAGCCCTTCGGCGTCGTTTCAATATGAATACCCAAGCATGATGATGTCTGGTGCTATTGCAGGCTCGCGTTTCAACTCTCCCTCCGCCTCTTTACACCTCATGGCTCCATATCGAGCCGATATTTTGAGCGGGAAAACCCCATGGTTCAATTCTTATGAAGATTACGCAGAGGATATTAGAAGAATAGCAAAAGATTACACAGTAATTCCTGAGTTTAGAATCTCAGATCACATAGATTATTATTTAAAAGAGGGATTCTTTGCTGATAATAACAAATTTTTGGACATAATAGGGGCTTCGCTGGCTAACACGTCTAGTGCCACAGCAGAAACTGGCTCTTTTCAGCCAGACTTCTTTAAAGTGTATTCTCATAGTGATTTTATGAAACATTTTTCCATCATTCAGGAAGATCACAAGAAAAACAGCACTGCTTTTGCATCTACATTGAGATTAGAGGCTAGCGCCATAAAAAAATTGTTACCATATCAAGGATTTTATCCTGTTTTGAGGTCTATGCAATTAGGACAACTATTTTCTTCTTCTTATGCGCCTTTTATAACTGGCTCCAATGCGCGTGACGGAGCACAAGAGCGACTCGCTGCACTTTACCAGCCATTTTTTGCTCCGGGTATTTTCTTTAATACAATTAAGTCAGGCATTGCCGTTTCATACCCAGTACATACAGCATCTGCTCCGATTTTAGATAAAGCTAATGGTCTAACTGTTTCTGTCCCGACTTCGGCATCTTTATTCGTGTCAAATGTGTATACGACAACTCCGAATTACAACTTCCCATTCGAAGCTATTCTAGACCCAGATCAGTATTTGCCATTGTCTTCGTCTCTAACCAGTTCGACAATAAACACTTTATCTTCGAGCGTGTACTTTGTATATCCAAACTTTACGGGATCTGTTGCTGGCAATGCTTTTTTTGATAGTTATTATACTGCACAGACAGTCGACAACCCGTATACTCCGTATGGTGGGGTGGTGAGAGATCAGCCTCAATTCTTTTTCGAGTGGCAGGGACAAAGTGACCCCAAGTATTCTATTGCTGCGAGTAATTTCTTTGCAGAGACAGTTGATTTTTTCTTAGATCGAGGCACTTTAACTAGTTTTATTTCGAAACCCGAGAAAGATTTTAAGTCTATGGTGTCTGGATCAACGTACTACATGGACGTATTACTGTATAAAACAGATGACTATGTGTCCTACGAAGGACCACCATCAGGGACGTTCAATTATGATGGAGGGGCAAAATATGCTGATGGTGGTTTCTTATCAGACGCTCTAAAGAATGCAAACGGAGATGGATTCTTAAATAAAGGAATTTCAGCTAGAGGAATGCATTATGGTCCGTCCTACAAATCTAGTGGTATTGCGTGGGGGTCCACCGGTACCGGAAGCGTACCATATGCTGCATTTAGGGCGCAGGACCCAACTTACGCTCCACATACACCCCCATATTTCTATGGAACCTCTAGAGCGAGAATTGGCTTTAAGCCTGACAAAGTAAGAGACATGACATCTGGTGAATCATCCAAATTTACTTTAGAGGAAGTTTTATCAAATGCAAAAGTAGAAACAATCTACCAGAATGAAAACGAAAGAGCCAAAACCTTGCAAGAGGACAGCTATAGAAATAATTTTGCTGCTGGCATCTCCCAGATGCAGTTGAGTTCTTCTGTTAATCTTTTTGGACAGATCACCCTTAAAGAAATCCAGTATGGCACAGAAAGAAACCGCGATGGAACCTTTAAGGCAAGAAGCGCAACAACTCCAGTTGTTCAAGGTACTAACGACGCTTGGATTATCGAAACAAAATTTGAGTGCCCCTCTGTCAATATGGCGCACATGGACACTGCCTCCCTCGGTGCGGGAATAGGGGATGGAAAAGAAAAATATCACACAAGAGGCATTTGGAAGGGGTATGGAGTAGTACCATCTGGATCAGAGGGTCTTTTCTTGCAATTGAAAGAAAGCTATCCACAAGTAACAAATGATATTGGTGGAACTGTGTCTGGTGAGCTAACTGGCTCTCTTATTGATGTATGTGGGTTTAAAGCATCCAAAGAAAGAATCGGAGAGATGAGAAGTAAAAAAACAATTTCAGAGGCTATTGTTGCAGTTCCAATTGATGAAAAAGGAAATTTCTACACCATAGATCCTGCTATGTTTGAAAAACAAAGATTGAATTATGAGACAAGCAATAAAGCTCTAATGGCAGGCGACTTTGGCATCGAAAACGATATTGGAGAAACTTCAATTACACAGATGATTGAAAAAATGAAAAAGTTCTCCCTTCCCCCTCAAATGGATTTTCTAAACAACCCCAATGTTGATCCTTTTGTTATGTATATATTTGACTTTACTCACACCCTTGATAAGCAGGATTTGGCAGATATTTGGCAGAACTTAATGCCGAAAATCTCCACGACAGCGGAGAGGGGCACCTCTGCCATTGAGCACGAGATAGGGGTTAATTATGAGTTCTTTGGTCGGTATAAAAAAGGGCAATTGCCTGATAATATTAGGTGGATGGTTTTTAAGGTAAAGCAGAAGGCAAGAAATAATTACTTCAATGTCACACAACAGTCTGAGGTTGCAAAAGGATTCACCTTTACTGCCCTCAAGGAACTGCAAGGCATCGGATCAAATCCAGAAGCGGAATTAACATACAGTTACAACTGGCCGTATGATTTCTTTTCTCTTGTTGAGTTGGCGCAAATTGAATCAGAGGTTGTTTTTGAGCCTCCAAAAGAATAGAAATTTAACAATTAAGGCTATTTATAGGTGTTATGGAATTTTTTGATAGAAAAGAAGAAGTATTAGATGTACAATTAACTCAGTATGGCAAGTATCTTTTGTCAATTGGAAAATTGAATCCATCCTATTATGCTTTTTTTGATAGCGATATAGATTATGACAGCCAATATCGGGGAGATCCACCCGCTCCGGGGAATACTCCCGGTCCATCAGAAAACCAAAAAGATACAGAAGATAGACTAAAGGAAACGCCAAGAATAAAAGCTATCCATAGTCTTGATACGGTAGATAAAAGCTCAATCCAAATGGAAGTCCCTGTGCAAATAGAGATAAACATACCCAACTCTATATTGGATCAAGAGGCTGGAGCCCCCCCAATAAAGGAAACTATTGTTGAGACTGTCTTTGAAACACAAGATGTTAATGTCAACTTATTAACACCGGAGTCTTCCAACGAGTTTTTGAGTCAAACTTATGGAGATATACCATACAAATATGTGCCCCCTGAAAAACAAAATGTATTGGGGCTAGAATTGCCATTGGGAACTTCGGATTATAATTCACAATATTATCCTGCTTTTGAATTAGTTTTTGGAAAGAGCAAAATTAAAGATTCTATATATTACGATGATCATAAATTTGGAGTATTTAGAATTCCCCAAATAGAAGTAGAGGTAACATTCGAGACTACAGTTGGGACGGCAACTGACAAGGCAGATTTTAGTATTAAAGAGGTTGTTTCCATCAAGGATTCTAATGAACCGGCAAATTATAATTATACAAAAGTATCAGAAGACGGAACTTACATAAAGGTAGAAGAAGACTACATCTATATAAATTTAAAAGAATTAAATTCTTTAGAAGACAAGGAAAATTTTGTAATAGAGGTATACGAGGTAGAAAACCCAGACACATCAGACGAGGTATTGCATCCACTAAGATTCTCTGGAGAATATATGAACGATCTTTATTCAGATTATCTATACGACAAAACAAACAACTCTTTAGAGGCAGGAAACAAGTTTGTTGAGTATTTCTTTAAATTAACAGTTGATGACGAGATAAAGTCTGCACCAGAAGCAGGTAAAATTTCCGTTCCGTTGCCAACTAATGATTTTGATGTTTGCGAGGATTAATAAGGTATGGCTTACAATGTATCAGAACGAGATTTGAGTGGCGGTGTATTGCCAAATATTTATATCACCAATATTGATTTGTCGGCAGGAGCCATGTCATCTCGCTCAAAAAATGAAAATCCGCACACTTCCGCAGGATCAAATTCAACAAGGGGGTCTGCAAGTCCCACCAATCAATCTGCAAGTGGCAAGCCTGTTAAATCTGGGTCCCTAAAGGTAAATTTAAGCATGCATTTCAAAGCTAAAGGTTTGAATGCAGCATTAAATACGGGACTAACAAAGCATTTAAAAGTTTTGTTAATACAGTGTACTAGCGAGACGTTGCATGACAGGTTGACTTCTGATATTTCGAATTTTATGTCCTCCTACATTGATACAGGCTCCATGAGAGATGTTGAAGGTAAGCATTTTTCATATAGAATAATTTCTGCTTCAAACATAAAAAGTAATCTTTCCAAAAAAAGCACCACCAGTGGAAAAAGTGGATCTTCTCTTAGTAATATTTCACTCGATCAGAGTTTCACCTTAAATACACACCAAGACACCCCGGATGTCACATTCCTATCCTACTTTGCAATACCTTTCTTGGATAGAAATGAAATGCAATATGACTATGACGGGTCGTCTGAGTTTGGTAGAAATGATAGAAGAATCTTGTCTATGTCTTCCTTTGGAAACGTTTCATCGGAAATTGTATTAAAGGGCGGCAGAACGAATAAAAAATCGTTTGCTTTTAAAAGCACAAGCATGAATGAATTTTGGATCGGTCCCAAGCACCAGATGGATGATGGCTCATATATGAAGTATTCTTCTCACGGTGGAAATCCTAAAAATAACTTATTGATGATTGAGGTTGATAATATTAAAGTAAAAGACCACAGAGTATATGATAAAATTTGTGGTTTAGATATTAACTTATTTGATGAGGAAAGCAGCATCATAGAAGATGAAAAAATAATCTCTGAGGCTAGAAAAGACCGTAGCTTATCTATGATAAATAAGAAAAATCATGATTTTATTTCTGAATTTATGATTACTAGAGACACGTTCAATAATGCTAGATTCATGTTCTCTATAGACGTTGAAGGTATGATTAGGAGTGCAACAGATTTTCCCATGTTTCTTTCGAATGTTAAATCATCAGATCATAATTTGTACAATACTTTAATAAAAAACACAAAAATAAGAAATCTGAAGATTAGCAGAAGAACAATTAAGACCAATCAGGACACTAGCCTTCTTTTCAAAAAAGCCCCCTTTGTTGAGGGAGAAGAGAGCATAGTAATATTAGAAACAGCCGATTCTAATAAAAGTTCTGGCTATTTAAAGCCAATCATTTATACTACGAATACAATTCAAGACCAAAGCGGAGAGTTATTGGGGGTTCAACCTCGCCCATTGGGATCTTTGGAGGAACTATCAATTGTGGTTACGTCTGGGAACGCTCCTGTAAGACATTTCAGCGGATCAGATTTTGATGTTTCAAAGAAAAAATCAGGGACGTATGAATATGTGCTGGAATTGGAGTTTGAAGATCCTGTGCTCCCAATGATGAAAACAATGCTTAACAAGTTAAAGCAGCTAATATATGGCACAAGTCCATACGGAACATCTGGTCTCGAACAATACCACAGGGACAGCATTTCTCAGCCCGATGCATATGATAGTATTACAAATCAATTTAATATGAGTTTTATAAATTTTTATAATAAAAAATATGGCGGCACTGACCAAAATATTAATGAAAATTTCATTTTCTACGCTGTAAATACGTTCATCAACATGCTTTATTCTCTTTCTGGCACCGCAGGTTTTGGTCAGCAGTATATGTCCCAAGAGGATGCCCTGATGTATCTAACAAATATGTCTAGCCCAAATTCAGGATCCCCAGAAGGAATTAGCAAATTTTTACAATTAGCTTATATTTTTCAAGAAAAAATCGAAGGAGTGATTCTAAAAAATTCAAGATATAAGAAATATAGAGGAGGAGGATTTGAAGAAGTCTTGGCTAACAACAAAGGCATACAATCGTCTAATGAGAGGAAGAATCAAAAAATTTCTCACACTTTTAAAGAAACCTATAATTCAAATACAAATTCCCAAATTGGTTATGAATACCTGTTTAGCTCATCTTCCGATAAAGAAAACAACCTTAATGGTTTGACATTGTTTTCTGATTCTATAATTAAAGAAAGGTTTAAACTAGAAACACAAAAATACTTTAAAGCACTTAACGCAGATGTGTCAATAGTTGATAAAGACAACAATGAATATAACCCCGGCGAAAATATAGAAAATACTAAATATTCTTTTTTGAGCACCTCAAACATATATTTATTAGAGAGTGACAAGAATATTATTTTTTCGAATGTTAATAAAAGAATTAAAACACCAGAATTTAAAAAAATGAACGAGGTGTTGTCTCGTGTTTTGACATATAACTACGCAAAAGATACGCTTATTAACATGAGCGCTAGGCAAGATGTAGATAATTCTGGATATAAATTGATACAAACATTAAATCAAGCATCTGTTGGAAATTCTAGAGACCTAAGAAGAGGAAAAGATCGTGCAAATTCCCATAGCGTATTCAAGGAAGGGGCAAAGAAAGAGTTAATTGATGATGGAGAGTTGCTATTCGTTGAACGAGAAGGTGATAGTGTGATATCATCTAACATGGTCGACGATTACAAGAGGGTATTGATGTTGAGTAATTTTATATCAAATTCTGATTTTTTGAATGAAAATAATTCATCAAAATATTATTTCTTGAATGACGAAAACGGAGCTAATAAAATTAAGGACAGAGCAAACTATAATCCCACAGGCTTAATTGGGGCACCCAACCAAATAAAATCTTTATTTCTATCTTTTCTGGGGTCTGATAAGGTATATAACAATAGCGCATTTGAAGGCATGGGGAATTTATACGATATAAGCTCTGATGTTTTTAGAAACCCAGAATATGCAGGATTTATATTCTTTAATTACAAAAATTTAAGAAGAATAGAGGTATTCAAGGGATATGGAATGACAAAAGGCAAGCTTGATAT